TGAGTTTGTGACATTGGCATAGGTTTCATAGTAGGCACTTTGCTGTACCACATTGCCAGCAACTGAAAGATTACCAGCAATGCTGATAGTGTTGCCGTATGTGATTTCTTTTGATGTGGTGTTGTAGAACATGACCTGAGCCACATTGGCCACATCATTTCTGACAGGTGCCACAGTGAATGTGTTGGCTGTGGTTGCATTTAGATTAGCACCAGTTGCGTTCAATATAATTGAGCTGTTGGGTTGATTGGTTGTACCGGCACGGTATCCAACAGCAACAGAGTTAATGCCTTGACTGACCCAACCTGCTTCGCCACCAATGGCCACTGTGCTGTCAGCTTGTGCAACTCTGCCGGAACCAATACCAATGGCTACTGCGTAATAGCCTTGATCATTGCCAGCGTTGACGCCCAGTGCAACAGAGCCGACGCCTTGTGCTGTAGCACCTGCACCTGAGCCAAGTGCCAGTGATGTTAGACTTTGGAAATAGCTGGTCACATTGGCATTACCATATGTACCTGCCACGGTTGATAAGATGTTTACACCATTGGCAAACAGGTAGTTTGTGGCACTGACGGTGTTGGCACTGATTACGTTGGCACCAGTGATGTTACCATACGCACCAGTGGTTATCAAGTTGCCAGCAGTGACGTTGCCTGTGGTTGTGATTGTGGCAGTGGTCAAGTATGAGGCCACGTTGGTGTTGCTGTATGTGCCAGTCACAGTTGATGCGTAGTTTACACCATTGGCATAACGTATGCTGCCAACGCTGGCTATTGTTACATTTCCTGGCAATGTCAAGTTACCGTCTATACCAAACAAGTAGTCGGCCTGGCTAACACCGCTGCGGCTGGCATCGTAATTGGTCAAAGTAAATGAAGCACCACTACCACCGGACTGTGCGTCTGGGACAGATCCTGCTGGTATGGTTATGGTATCACCATTTCGATATCCAGTACCCGGATTGGTCACATTGGCGCCTTGGAGATATCCACTGGCTCCACCTTGAATAGTTACAATCATTCCTGTGCCTGACCCGCCGGTGGTGGCCACGTTGGTATAGAAGGTGCCAGGATATCCGCCACCGCTGGCTACTGCACCGTTTAAGGGTTGGTTATATACGCCTCGAGCACGTACTATTAAATTGCCGTATAGAGTTCCCACGGTGTTACCAACAAATACGTTACTACCAGTACCAGCACTATTGGCACCAATAAATGTGTTGGTTGCGGCACCACCCATGTTGATTGTGGTTGCAGTGGCATTGACCAACGGGAATGTGGTTTGTGTGGTTGTTATACCATTTGCGCCATTGACTGCTACTATGCCGCTGGCTGTCATGGTGCTGGTGGTGAACCCACTAGGGGCAAACAAACCGCTGGTGTTGGCCTTTATCCATATGGGCAAGGCTGGTACACTATTTGCCGTCTGTACAGTGACCAGTCCACTGACCGTAAAGCCAGTTGGATCAAATGACAGCGTGCCTACTCCAGCACCAGTATTACGAACCAATCTGGTACCATTGGCCGCAAAGTACATGTTGTGCAACAACGTTGTTGAATTTGTTACGTTGGCATTGCCTGATGCAATGACAGCGTTGCCACCAATGAACACCTGTGTGTTGTTGGCCTGTAAAGAAAATGTAGCAACATTACCCACGTTTCCAACAAATACTGCGGTGTTGGCCGCCAATAATGAGACCACGTTGGCATTTGAATATGTACTGCCGCCACTGGTTATACCATCAAAAATACTTGTACCGTTGCTGAATTGGTAAGCAGGACTTCGTACGCTGTCCATCACTGTGATCACATCTACGTTACTGATAATTGCAGTACTTGAAGTAAAGTTGATGTCGCCATTATAGTTGGACAGATATGTGGCCACTTGTGTGTTGCCGTATGTGCCTGCTACTGTGCTCAAGATGTTTACACCGTTGGCAAAGTTGTATCGATTGGCGTTGAGAGTACCATCCGATCCAAATGTCACATAATTACTCTCTCCATTAAAAGTAGTAACTGTAAAGCCTGTGTTTGCTGCTACGACTATACTTTGGTTACTAAAAACGGTTCCGCCCGGAAATGTTAAATCTTCGTAGCTGCCATCAAAAGTCCAAGTTTTACCTTCGGATTTTATTAGAAATTTTTCAGATGCGGTTTCTAACGAAGCGCCAAAGTACCCTTCCGATGGAAAAACAATTGACGGAGAACTTACCGGTCCGGCACTAGCATCAAAATTCGCCGACGGTAGTGTTAAATTGGCATTTGCGTCAAAGTTCCAGATTTTAGAATCACTTAGAGAACTTGCAACTATTCGTGCATTACCAATACCGGCAGCAAGTTGAACATTTCCAGATGGAGCATAAAATGCAGAAACATTGGCATCACTGCTGATAGAAAGATAATCAAAATTTATTCGACCAGCGGTTGGTAATGTCAGGGTGCCATCTGCACTCCAATACCACGATTTGATTACTTGGGTACTACTACCGTCGCGATAGCCAATGTCCAAGGTAGCAATATCTTGTGCTACATAGAAGTTTGAGTTAATGGGCATATTTGGGGCCACGGTTACATTGGCGTTTTCCCACATCAACTGTGAATATTGATCACTCTGCATAGTGATACTTTGACCAGCTGGTGCTAGTATTAAGCTATTAGGAAATGCTGTTGTGCCATTTGTGCCAAAGTTCCAGTTGTAGCCATTCTTGACAATGTTGGCAGAAATATTACCAACTACCAAATCATCGTATACAGCATTGGTAAAATCAACAGTGGCGCCAGGCTGTGCTGTTACATTGCTAAACAGTCGCCAGTTGCCGGCACTGGCGTCACGTACCAAGCCGGTATGTTGTAATACAGCACCCGCTGTGCGATGACCAACAAAGCCCAGGTCTAGTGTGTCGGCTGGATTGCCATCTGCCATCTGTATGATGTTATCATCAACCGTATAACTGGCAGTATTGATAACAGTGATATTGCCATTCACAATCAAGTTACCGCCCACTGTCAAGTTACCACTGGTTGACAATGATCCAATCACGCTGGATGATAGGTATGTGTTTACATTGGCATTGGCATAAACTTGTGTTTGTAATGTGGCAATACTTGTGGCCTGTGTGGCCGCATTGGCCACAGTACTAAATGTTAAGTTACCATAAGTTTGGTAAGCACCTAGGTTAGCATTAATTGAGTTTATACTTGTGGCTTGTGTTGCGGCATTGGCCACGGTACTAAAAGTTAAATTACCATAGGTTTGATATGCACCCAAGTTGGCCGATACGGTATTAACTTGTGTGTTTGCGTAAGTCTGGCTGCCACCAATGTTGGCACTGGTAATACTCTGTTCTGTCAAATAAGCAGACACATTGGCATTGGCATAACTGCTGGTACCATAGTTCAAGTTGGCATAGGTATAGAAACTGCCAATGTTGGCCGTGATGGCATTGATGCTGGTGGCTTGTGTGGCCGCATTGGTATGCAATGTGCCAATGTTGGCACCAATGTAAGATTCAACATTGGCGTTGCCGTACGTTCCAGCTGCGTTGGCAATGGCCTGGGCCTGTACAACCGCATTGGCCACCAAATCCGTCAAACTTGTTTGCTGTGTTGCTGCATTACTTAATAGTGTTGTAAGTGATGTGGCTTGTGCGGCCGCATTTGATGTTAGGGTATCTAACACAGTAGACTGTGTGGCCGCATTGCCTGTAAGTGTGTCTAATAGACTGGCCTGGATGGCAGCATTTGATGTTAGACTGGTTATGGCCGCATTGGCCGCAGTGACGTTAGCATTAATGGCATTGATCAACGTGGTCTGTGTAGCCGCATTTGATGTCAAACTGGTTATGGCCGCATTGGCCGCTGTGATGTTTGCGTTGATGTTACTGATAATGCTGGATGTTGACAGATACAAGGCCACGTTGGCATTGCCATAACTGCTGGTTCCAAATGTGGCATTGGCATAGGTTCCTAGTGCTTGTAATTGTACATTGGTAGCCAGGGTGCTCATACCGCCTGGAGTTACGCCATCCTGTACACGCACAGTACGCAATCCAGTGTCTACAACCAATTCACCCAATGGACCCACGTAGGTATTTGCCGCGGTAGTATTACCACGCTTCATTAAAATCTGTGATATATTGATACGTGCCATCTTAGATTGATCCGCCGTCTAAGGTGTAAGTGTCTGATTCTGCAGGCGGCGTTGAGTTGGCATAATAAGCCGGTAACACTTCTAAATCCAGCGGAACTCCATAATTGTCATCAATATATACCGGACGTGTCACGTCTGTGCTGGTAACTGTGGTACTAAATGCCAGCTTGTAAAAACGCTGTTCTAGGCCGTTAATAGTGTTGGCATCAAAGGTAAATGTGCCCTGTCCCAGCTGGATATTTCCGCCCACGTTAGCGCCAAACAACACAGGATAGCTTTTAACAGTCAATTGATTGGTTGGATCTTGTATACTTGCAGTAACACTACTGCCAGTCAAATCAACTTTTTTCTGGTCTTGATTTCGTATGATAACTTGGATAGGATTGTCTACACCTTGGTAGACTTTGATTGGGCGGCTGTACACTTGGCGGTTCCTTGTTGTAAATATTGCGGGGTCAAAAACCTGCACCTCGGCAAGATTTGGATATAAATATGCTTTGACAGTAATCATTTATTTGCTCGTCTTTAACATATTTATCGGACAACGTGGAAGAACACTACAAGCAACTGCTCGCACAATACCCATACCTAAGCCATATCACCTATGGCGGTAATGACTACATTGGCATCATACAAAATTCAGACGAAGTTATAACTACACTTTATGATTTTGGTCTACTCAAGGACACTGAAGTCAAGAAGACCTTCTTGAGTTTGGGAGAAACATGGTGGTGGGAAAGCAACAGGCTCATGCCCATCAATGTGTTTTTAAAGCAGGATTGGAGTGTATTTCGAGTGTGTCTACGTACCATGAACAGCAAGGACGTAGAAATCAAAATGGGCCCTTATGTGAGCCTAAAAGAAATGGCTACCAAACGTAGCAAACGCAAATCAATAACCCTAGTTCGCAAGGTTAGTTAACAAATTCATGTTGACCACAACTAAATGGCTGTACGCACAACTGTGGCTCTTCTTGAACGCATACTGCCCGTCATCTGTTTGATCCCAGATAGTTTCTGCAACTTCCCGCCAAGGCTTTCCGATTAGATGTCGCTTGGCCGGACGGATTATGGCCATAAACATCATTAGTCTGGGTATTGAGTTTACTGCTTCGGGCATTTGTATTAAGGTTTTATAATGATTGCCAATGTGTATTAATTTTCCACAGAACTCAGGATCATACAATCGATCCCATTCGGGTTCTTGGGTCATCAATTGCTGTAAATGTGCTTCATTCTTTATCTGCGTATATAATGATACGTTTAAGAAGTCCAACTTTGTATAACCACGTGCCTCGGCACTTTCATAATCAATGCTGGCACGGCCTGTAAAAGGATCCATGGGAATGTCTGTGACATAAACACCTGTGTTGTGCGCCACCCAGACGCCGGCCCGGTTGATGCTGGCAGGCGTATGCTCAAGCAATCGTAATGCTTGAGTACGATCCGCAAAATCTATGTCAATGTCTGATTTGAATTTCATATTGTAACCTTATTGCATCTAACATGGATATTGGCATGTTTGTCACTGCAAAATAAAATGCCATGATTGCCAGTATACCCAATAGCCAAAAGTAAATTTCATCCCACTTCATAAGCCAGCCTTTGCCAATATATCTTTGACCCATTCGGTATCCGCCAGATAGTCTTTGAATTTGCGTTGCCAATGGTCAGGATCGATCCAAGGTAGAATCATTCCCACTTGCTCCTCGGTAAGATTTTCCAAGCATTCCACCCCTGACTGGGCATTAAACACAATCCAAGGACTAATGCGGCCAGTAGCAATATGATGACAGATACGATTGCTATTGCCATAGCGAAAATAATCACTAAAACCGTTTTTGAGTTCTGGATGATCGTCTGCATAATCTTGCATTTCCTTTAGGGCACGTTCAAGTGCATCTTGTGTGGCTTCTCTGCGTAGGTACTCGTGCAAGTACTCAACATAAAAATCGTCTTTGAGCCATTGATCTATTTTCTTATTGTTCTTTAACAACCATTCTAAGAACTGTGGTGGATTGATACCACGAATGCCCACCATGTGTCTACCCCATTTAACAAACGCATTGTAATAAGGACTCTTGACAAAGTCGTCATAGCTCTTTAGCTTGGCACTACCCTGTGTTATTTCGTAAAAACGCAAGTAAGCCCTGAGCCCTAACTGCACACCTGTTTCTCGTTCCTGTTGCCAACGTCGCTTGGGTTCACACAGATGCACAGCCAAGGTACTTTCCTTGCTGAAATCTTTTTCGCAATAACGACACTTATACATTCTTTACGTAATCCACCAGATACTGAACTAGTATTATAACATCTTCGCCGTAGTGATGTCGAGCATTGGCAGGTAGGTCTTTGTCCTGTTCCATACACACTGATCCATTTTGTTCCAAATACTCGTTGCCAATAAAAGAAAATGGCACAAATCCTGCACCCAAATCAATTTGTTTATGGTGACGATCGCAGGTATTGAATATACAAAACTTGATACCTTTTTGCGTCAGGTATGCAACAAACATACGCAAATCTAAATACAATGCATCTAGGTAATGCTCATTGATGTCGTAACGATAACGACTTAAAATGTATTCTCCCAGTTGCCGGTGTTGTTCAACGCTGTCAAAGTCAGCTATATCAGCGAACACAGCCTGCATACCTTGACTGTTGTAACTGACCCAGGGATCTGCACAATTTGATATGGGACTTTCCTGCCGATCGTAAAAAGTCAATCCCAAGACAACAAAATCTACAGGATTGTGTTCTATGTAGTCTACTGTGGTACGAATGATACGACGGTTGCTACTGCCAGCACAAGCTATGTTTACAGCCGAACCGCCAAGTAGTTGACCAAACTGATTTTGATAGTGATAGCTGTCCATAAAACTACAGCCATTGATCAAAATGTTCATAGCTCTTTCTTGATATCTTTGTCTGCCCAACCTAGGCCTTTGGCATAGGCTTTGAGATCATCTTTGTCGTTGAGTTCACTCATCAGCTTGAGATCATCTTCTTTCAAATGCGGATACAGTTCACGCAAAAACTTGATTGACTTGTTGTCGTTGGTTTTCTTTTTTGGAGCTATCCACTGATGATACTGATTGCCCATGCCGGGACTGACTGTGGTGGCCAGTAACCACTGTAGTTTTTTATGTTGTGCTGTGTTTACATCAAAGAAATGCTTGTTAAGACGTTCGTTGCAACTCATCAAGTAGTAGGCCTGTAGGTCGGCGTTGCCTGTAACAGTTGCACCGTAACGAATCATCAAGAATGGGCTGAACTTTTTCTTTTCTTCGTCAGTTAAACTGTCGTAAAAGTTTCTGTCTTTGCGATCAAATGCAGACATTTCACTCTTGATGCTTAACTTATCTTCACTCATCTTGGGCTTTTTGATTGTTACGACGTTCTTGGATGGTTAACTTTTCTTCGCCTTTGGTACGTTTGTTGTGTCTTGGATTACCGCATAGGGTACAATGTGCTTGTCCGCAATCCATTGCATGATGTTTGGCCAACCTATGCGGCTGTGCTTCATCAATACGTTTTGAAGCTTCACCAAAGTTCTTGTGTGCTTTGATAATGTTAAGTTGCTTTTTAATTGCAGTCCACGCACGATGCATACGATCGCCATGTTTGATTTTGTCTTCTTCTTTGCTCATATTGTCTCCTTAAACTGGATGCCATCCGGGCGGATCTTCGCCTCGTTGTAATTCATATATAACTATAACACGTTCTATAGCTTCTTGTAAAGCAGGATTTGTTTTGGCGGCAAGATGTATTTGATCCCACAATGTGATACGCTGGGCTCTTGCATCTTTCTCCAAACGATCATAAGTCCAGCCAATGGCTATTCTATCACCGGGATGGGCGCCGGCTTCTCTAGCATAGGTCACACCATCTGCATGTTCGTAAATGTATGTGGCACCTGGCTTGAGTTGTCCCATATCACCATACTTTTGCGTAATCGAGTACTTCACTTTGACGACTGATGTCTTTGATAAAGAAAGCACACATGGGTTCTGGGCCTTCTGTTAAGGGTATGGCCAACAGTTGTCCAGGTTTTAACTTTGGGAAATACCATTTGACATCTTGATAAATGTCGATGATTTCTACTGGATGAAATTCAGGTCTGAAGCTGGTCAAGGGATTAAACGTAAACACATTAAACCCACGATCGTTGATACTGGTCAATGGCACTACTTCTAGGTCTCCAAAGTCCGGCTCACCAATCAAGATTTGCCAATCCACAGGCATGCGAACAGTATTGTTGCCAATCTTTAAAACCAGGGCAGGACTGTTAAAACTTTCTAAAAAGATTAGCGGTATATAAAAGTAATCAGGATCTTTGGGATCTGAATTGTCCAGTACACAAAATCTTACTTCGTCTATCTCGTCTGGAATTGCATCCATGCTGTAACTGGTGTTGTCTAAGGTTAATATTCTCATTGCCAATCGGCCTTCTCTAATGTAAATGGGTAGTTGGCTTCTTTGTAAAAAGCCTTGCGTTTTGTTAGGTGTCGTTTGGCAAACTTGCAGGTACTGGTTATGTCCCAGATTTGGACGTGATCTTTGTCTTCCGCCTTGCGTATGCCGCGACCGATTGATTGGATGACGCGAACAAAAGACTTACCGGGCTCAACAAGCACAAGATTAAAAATCCTAGGGATATTAATACCCACAGCAGCAACACCATAGGTAGCCACAATAATCTTATCACTACTGATTGCAACTTCATCATATTCGTCTTTCCTGTCTTTGGCTTTGGTAGCACCCGATACAAATACTGCTCGGTCTCCCAACTTTTCTACTAGCAATTTGCCTGTGGCAATACGATCTACCAAGACCAAAGTATTGCCTGTGCCGTTGACCCGAGTGACCAAATCAGCGATGTAATCCAATCGCTCGGATGTTTCTACTAGATATTTTAATTCTGTTTGATAATTTGTGTACTCCACATGATCAACCAGCTGTACTATATTTACATGACAGTTGGCAAGATGGCCGGCTTCTTGAAGTTCACTTGCACTGAGTTTGCCTACCACATTGCCCAGGCTACAAAAAATACTGACTGCGGCATAGTCTTCTTTGGGAATAGTGCCTGTCAGTCCCCAACGGATAGGTACATGACTGAACACACCTGTAAGCAAGGTCTTTAATGCATCGGCCTTGGCCATATGCACTTCATCCACCATAATACATACCACATCTTCAATAAAGTCACCAATGGTACAGTCAGCTTCGTGATTCTTTGTGTTCTTTAACAGTATGTTTAGGCTTTGCCAAGTACAAATAGTGTGTGTCTTGCCCCACTCTTTTCTATCGCCAAAGTATACACCCACATCCAGGCCTAGGTTTTTGTAATCATCTTCAGTCTGTGTAACCAGGCTCTTGTTAGGAACAATAATAATGCTACGCCCATAGGGCTCTATACTCTTACTCAAGGCCGCAGTCATGATAGTCTTACCTGCTCCGGTGGCAATTTCTTGTATGCTTTGCGGATTGCTTAAGAAGTTATTTAAAATTTCAACCTGATAGTCACGCAACATGATAGGTTCGCCAGCTCGCGGGTGTCCCGCAGGCCAAGCTGTACCAGCAAAAGTATCTTCTGCAATTTGATCAAATGCAAATGACGTTGAGTATTCTCTAGTGTCTTCTACTTCAATGTCGTAGCCTTGCTCTTCCAAATAAGATAAGATTTCTGGCAATAGATTAATATAAGTACTACCGCCCAGTTGAAAAAACGCAACTTTGCCATCCCATCGTCCAAGTCGAACACTAGGCTGATATCTTGCCCCAGGAATTTCGTACTTGAATTTATTAACAAGATTTTTACGTGTGGTCAGGTCCAGTCCTTCTATTTTGACATTGACTTCATCACGTATAATTAGTTTAGCTTGCAAACTTCTGGTCCTTTAGTGTTTTTATTATACACATCTTTAGTAAAGTACACAACCTTTTCGGCGGCTTGTATCCACATCTGTCTGTCGCCACCGTACAGCATACCAGCACCGCTGACCATGAGTGGAATACGCTCAACTGGTTGTTTGGGTATTTTAGTAGTATACACAATTTTGGTATTGCTGTCAATGGTATTGTCTGCACTCTTGTTAGTAAAATTAACTATCTGGTCGGGGAAGAACTTTGTAAACTCTGCCAGCAGTCTACCACTAAGGTCTGGTTCATAAACAAATATAGGAAACCTGCGGGTAAGTTCTGCGTAGTCAACCAAGTCTTTGATCAAGTTATCAGCAGTACCAGGATCAACCTTGAGCTGACGATTGGCACACAGGCTCCATAACCTGGTATTAAAGTTTCTAATTACATCTGTTTCAATGTCTTTGTGTACAGAATATCCCAGCACAGGAGCATGGTCACACAAGGTAAGAATATTGCTTAGATCAAATCCACCCAGGAATTGTTTTACATAATCTATCAAACTTGTTTCAGCGTTGGTAACAGTCAATCCTGATTGGGCGTACTGTAATTCAATTTTATAGTCTGTTTGTTCTGTTGCTAAAACCAATTTCATTAGGTCTTTGATGCTGGCATCAATGTTAAAATTGTGTTGTTGGGCAAACTCGTAGATCCAGTTCAAATTCCATTCGGTCAGTGCGGCTTCGTGTATCCTGGTATCGCGATTGAACCTAAACAATCCTTTGCTTTCTTTGGCAACTGTTCTCACGGTATCTATCAGCTCGGTATCATACGGAAATTTAAGTTTGATTACGTCATTGTCAACCCAGACTCCTGTGTTGCGATCAATTGTTCTAATAGGCAATCTGTATTGGGGTGTACGGACCGGTACCACATCAATGCCAAGTTTAAACAACTGTCGTTCGTATTTTAATACCAAGTCGGCGGCCAATCGAGCCTGCTTGTCAGTGTAACCTTTGCCTTGTCCCAGAGTTTGTTCAGCCAAGCTGGGCACAATTTTCATATCGTATCTGGCCAGGCTAATTGGGCTTTCGCCTACTGTGAAAATACTGTAGTTTTGTGTACCATCGGGTTTGCGATAACCAGCAATGATTTCGATGTAATCTTCCACATGAGGATGTTTAAATAATGTCGGCGCCATGTTGCTATTGTAGCATACATTGTCAGCAAAATCAAATAAAAAAATCCCCAAGCGATTAAACCCGGGGATTGTCAAACCATAACTCAGGAGCTAAAAAGAGTTATGGGCCACAGTCTAGGTGACTGTGGAAACCGTTTATGCCGCGGCCTTCATACAAGTTACTTCAGCCATGGCCTTCCATTTGAGTGGGAAACTCTTACGCAAGTCTGCAATCTTGATAGCCATACGTAAACTCATTTCACGGAACTTGTTCTTGTTAGACTCAAGAAACTCAATGATTTCATCTTGTTCGCATTGAGCAAAATCGTACTCGGCAAACAGTTCGCCGTCTTTGGCAATCTGCTTGATACGCAACACTTTGTCACGCATGGTGTCAAGGGTCAAGTCCAGATAGTGACAGCGTGATTGTAGTGCATCCAAGTGATCACGCAACTTCTGTGATTTCATTTGATCAAACTTGAGATTGGTAATAAACACCACACTACCGTTGAAGTTGAAGCTATCCGGAATGCCTTCGCGACGCAATAAACTGCTGTCACTCAACCACGAAATCTTACGCTTCTTACCTGAATCTAGTGCACCTTTGAGCAAGTTCAGGGCGACGTCATCTAACAAGATTGAATCACAGTCATCAAACACCAACATACAGTTGGAATCACTATACTTGTAAAGTGTCGAATATAGGCCAAGTGCTGTTGCCGAACCTTTAACAACTTCTGCACGGAGACGCTTGCCTGAGATTTGATCAAACAAACAGGCCTTTTCCACAATGCGTTCTACACCAAACGACTTACCAACACCCGGAGGTCCTGATACAATCATAGCACGGATCTCGCCATTTGTAGCGGCAGTGGTCATTTCGTCTAGAATTTCAAAACGCTGACGAATACGCTCAATAACTTGTTCGTCCGTTTCATTGGCCACTTCTAGGGCTGTGGCTTCTTTAACCGGAGTATTACCAGCGTCAACAAATTCTGCTTCTGTTACAAAGTCGTAATCGCTCATGCCATCAACCTTGACACGGATTTCTTCTGGAAAGCCAGGGAATCTACCACCGTTTTTTACAGTCACATAACCACCTTTGGCTGTGAATTTATATTGTTCTACCAACTGGAATACCTGACCGCTCACATCTGTTGTGCGATATGCGCCAGACTTAATGCGAATAAATGATACTGACATACTTAGCTCCTTCTTTATTAACAATACAACTATTATACATTAAATGGAATTATGGGTCAACTGTTTACAGTAGCGTAAGGGCTGTATTCTTCCATGTTGTCTTTATGCAACACTATATTTGTACGGTCAGTGACCACTAACTTAGCGGCGGAATAGTCCGTTTCCATGCAGTTAATCCAATCAGTGTATTCTGATTCAAAAGGAAATGCCTGCTCATATTCGTCGATAATCATATTCTTGAGTTTCATAATAGTTTTATTGTTAATCCAATTGAGTAAATCATTAATAATCCAAAATTAACTGTGATCATTGCACGGTCACGAATCAATATGGCCCATATTAAAAATAAAAAACTACCCGCATTTAATACAATGGCCGAATATGGATATATTCCTAAACTGGCCAATACTGCACCCAATAATACCACTGCGGTAGCCGTCCATTTTATTATATTAACTGTATTCATTTAATTAAAATAATGAAAGTAGACTTTTTCTGCTTCGGCCCGTCTTTTTTCAATTTGTTGAATTACCGCCAGGCTAAAATATAATTGACGATTATCTACCCCGTGTTCTTTATATCCGTCCATTAACATTTCTAAATATCCATCCGAAGGATATTCGTCAGGTAAATCACCAGCCATATAATATGTCATACATTCTACTGATTTACCATTGTGTAATACACGAACCATTTTCTTTAGATAATATGCGGGATAACCTTCTAATGCGTCTAAGGCCAGTTCGCAATCAGGAGTAATTTCCCATAATACTCCTTGAGTAACAAATTCAGGATCAGTGATTATATCCGCATGACGTGCAAAACGGAATTCATGACCCATTAATGTAGCTCTGCCCAAACTTTGAGCTCGGGGACATCGTATGGCCATTTGGGCTAAGTTGGTATTCATACCATATGCAAAATATTTCATAGTAAAGCTATTATACATTTAATAGATTTATCGGTCAACAAAAAACCCGCCGGAGCGGGTTTGATGTTAGTACGCACTAACTTACATCATGTTAGGCATGCTGGGCTGTGGGTTATTTGGATCTTTTGGTAGATCAAAAATAGCACAGTCTGTGGTCAACAACAGACCTGCAACACTGGCTGCATTGACCAAGGCTGTTTTAACAACCTTGGCTGGATCAATAACACCAGCCGTCATCATGTCGCAATACTGTTCTGTTGCGGCATTGTAACCATAGTTACCTTGCCCATTGGCCACAGCATTCAATACCACATCAGCTGATTCGCCAGCATTGCTTACGATACAACGTAGTGGCTCTTCCATGGCACGTAGCACAATGTTGATACCAGCTTGTTGATCTGCATTGTCACCTTTTAATCCAGCAATAGCTTGCTTGGCACGAATCAAGGCAACACCGCCGCCAGGAACAATACCTTCTTGCACAGCCGCTTTGGTAGCGTGTAGTGCATCGTCGATACGGTCTTTCTTTTCTTTCATTTCTACTTCAGTGGCAGCACCAATACGTAAAACTGCAACACCGCCTGCCAATTTGGCCACACGCTCATTCAACTTTTCTTTGTCGTAGTCGCTGGTAGCTTCTTCGGCTTGTGTACGAATTGCTTTGACACGAGCTTCGATCTTGTCTGCATCGCCTGCGCCATCAATGATGATGGTGTTTTCTTTGCTAACTTCAACACGACCTGCCATGCCCAAATGCTCAATGCCAACTTTGTCCAAGGTAAAGCCAAGCTCTTCAGCAACAACTTGTCCGCCGGTTAGGATAGCCAAATCTTCCAGCATGGCTTTACGACGATCGCCAAAGCCTGGTGCTTTGATAGCACAAGTCTTGACAATACCACGCATACTGTTTACTACCAATGTGGCCAATGCTTCGCCTTCAACATCTTCTGCAATGATCAGCAAGGGCTTTTGTGCTTTGCTTACTGCTTCTAGCACAGGGATCATGTCGCGGATGTTGCTGATCTTTTTATCAAACAACAAGATGAATGGTTGATCTAATTCAACTGTTTGCTTGTCTTGATTGTTGATAAAATACGGGCTTAGGTAACCGCGATCAAACTGCATGCCTTCTACCACGTCTAATTCGTTTTGTAAGCTCTTGCCGTCTTCCACAGTGATAACGCCTTCTTTGCCCACACGTTCCATGGCATCAGCAATCATCTTGCCAATTTCAGCATCAGCATTGGCACTGATGGTACCAACTTGTGCAATCTCTGCACTTGTTTCGCAAGGCTTACTTAGTTTGGCCAACTGCTCAACAGCGGCATGAGTAGCCCGGTCAATACCACGTTTCAGGTCCATTGGGTTATGACCCGAAGTCACATACTTCATACCTTCTTTGACAATGGCTTGAGCAAGTACGGTAGCTGTTGTAGTGCCATCACCAGCATTGTCTGCTGTCTTTGATGCCACTTCCTTGACCATCTGAGCACCCATGTTTTGCAGTTTGTCTTTGAGTTCAATTTCTTTGGCAACTGTTACACCGTCCTTGGTCACTGCTGGACCACCGAAACTGCGTTCGATAACTACGTTGCGACCTTTAGGACCTAAGGTTACTTTAACAGCATTGGCTAGGATGTTTACACCTTCTACCATTTTACTACGGGAATCATTCCCAAAATATACGTCTTTTGCAGCCATGTTTTATTCTCCTTGAATAACAGCGAGGATATCTTCCTCTTTTAAAATTAAAAGCTCTTCTCCGTCGACTTTGACAGTCTGTCCAGAAAATTTACCAAATAAGACTCGGTCGTTCACAGCAACACCAAGAGCAACTAGCTCACTGGTTTGTGCATTGCGTTTACCTGGTCCAACAGCAAGTACTGTGCCTTGATCGGCTTTCTCTGTGGCTGCATCAGGAATAAAGATGCCGCCCTTAGTTACAGTTTCACTGTCAACACGGCGAACTACGACCCTATCAGATAGCGGTTTTAGATTCATCATAATCTCCTTTAAATGAAATGATATAAAATAGTTTGTTTATTGTACTACAAGATTGTGGCATTGTCAACAACTACCACAAAAATATTTACCTCTTAAAAATACTGGGCGTTGGCTCTTGGGAAGAAACACTCGTTATTTTGTAGGGGTTTAATTTTGATAGTTTCCAACACAGTTTGCTTGCCCAAGCCCATGGCCAAACTGTATACAAAGTTTTGATTGGCCATAATCAAGCTGGCGCCAGCCACAATGTTGGCCAGTTCTAAAAAGTTATTGACTGGGTGATAAGGCACGGCAACTCCGGTCACCTGTACAAAATCCGCATGTTCAGCTTCGGTGCCTACAAAAATACCCAGCCGATCCAGTAAACCATCTTCGGCCATTTTTTTCCATGTGGCATCGGCAGCAGGATCACGATAACGGAACGTACGGCTTACTACCATGGGTTTGATTGTGACTGGGTCTGCTTCTAGCCACGGAGTATCATAGTCTGCCATGGTAAATGGCAAGCCAAATGCTATATGGTATGCTTGTACATAGTTACCTTCAAAACCACGAAACAAGGTTCCACGGAACCGGTCCAGGTCCACTGTGGGTTCAGCATCACCTTGGCGCCAGGTACCCACAGCGTCAATATAACTTTGACGTTTGAGCAGGGGTTTAAGCCATTCAAAGTCTTGTTCTGTAAAGCGACCCTTGTGTGCAGGATCTACTTCGTCAGGTCTATATCCGTATTGACTGACACAATTTTCAATGTTGTTCAACGCAACCAAGAACTGTCCTGGTTCCATTTTCTTTACCACGCTTAGGCTGTAGATAAGGTCGCCTAGAGTACCTGAATGTCTGTATGTTTTCATAATTGTCCTAAAATAGCTGTAGCAATTTTTTCTGTGTCAAAGTTGTTGTTACACGGTGTGTTACCCTTTTTACATACCAGCTGGCGCACTGGGCGAGCCTGATCCTTGTTACACCCACGACAGTCTTCCATGGTTGTAATAGCTGTGCTGTTTCTACTGGAACATACCCATCGTAACGGCATAATACAGTCAGGATCCAGGTGTGTTAGCAAAGCAACAATGTGAGTGTCACTTGCCGCAGCACACTGGAACGGACCTGAGTCAATGCCAACAAAACATTGTGCATGATCACACAGATACTTGAGTTGTTGGCTGTTGTATTTTGCACGAAGATCAACAAACAATGGATGTTCAATGTAGTGATCCGTTGCTCCGCCTACGCATACCACTTTAAAGTCTGTGCGAGATTCAAATAGCCGAGCATACACATCAAGCCAAACATCTAATGTGATGTTCTTGGCAGACCAATGCCAGTTACGCATGTGAACCACAATGAACCGATCGCCGATATCCGTTAAATCTGCATCTACAGCCGCTTTATCTTCATCGGTGGGGAATAACTCAACCGCCATGTTTTTGGTAGTGTCGGCAAACACACGATAAAAATAGTTTTTTACATAGTGCTCTGTGGGATTGAGTTCGTACGCATCATCTAGGTTATAATATATGTCCCAACGATCTTTGACATCGGGAACTTGATCCACAGGGAATATGTTACGTATATGTGGATTGTTGCGGTAAGGTTCAGCAAAGTCTGTGGCAATGTCAATGTTTGCATTGTCACCATACTGACGTTTGAGCTCACGTACCACACCCGTGGTCATGATAACATCGCCAATTGCGGCACGTCGTTGTACTAGAATGTTTATCGGTTGTTCAATTTTCACTGGTATGATCTTGTTTGATTTCTCGAACAGGGTCGTTTAGTTTGTCTGCTATCGAATTTTTATACTGTACTCTATAATTGTTTAAATCTCGTATGTCCAAAGCACGTTGTCCTATTTCACTTAGATCGGCGCCGTCAATGCGACATTTCTTAAAATCATCTTCCATGGCCCAAATGCGCCGATGTATATCTTCTAATGCCAATAACTCTGCTTGTATTAACTTGACATCTAACTTGGCTATTTGTGCAGAGTAGAAATCCAACTCAGCTGCATTGGCTCCACTGGTTTTGTCGTATTTTACACGAGCTATAGTATATCTGTCAACCAGCTCAATCACAGGAAAACCAAACTCAGTCGTCATTGAAATCGGTTTTTAATTTGGGGAAGTAACGCATAAATCCGTCGCCGGGTTGATTTCGGACTGCCTTGATCTTGTTTGTAATTTCTGTGTAAAAATTCCAGGCCAACGGAACAAATATGACTTTTTTATCTGTAGGCATCTGTTGAATATAATCACCGCTGACCACAGGTATTTCTGTGCCTGGGCAGTACAATCCTTGTTTGAGCGGATTATCGTCTATCACAACATCAAGATTGATACCCGACGCATTGATCAAAGTCATGCCCTTGGCCGCAGCCCCGTAACCTATCACTGTATAACCAAATCCACGATACTCATCAATTTGATCTTTTAATCGTGTAAGTAAATCTTTTACATTGGTGGACCATGTGTGATATGTTTCTGGTTGGTGCAAGCGTGTTTCTGTAGCCAATATGTTTTTTACTCTGTACTCATTGCGTGGTTGTCGAGCCAATACAAAAATATAACTTGTACCATGTATGGGAGTTTTAACAACGTCAACTAAGAATAATCCAGCACGTTCCGCCAGGCGTCGCATGCTTTCGGCATTGTAGTAACTGATATGTTCGTGATAGATAGTATCAAACTCACCATTGACAACCATGTCAGCTTGACTGGTACTGATAAAGAGTCGCCCATCGGGTCGCAGATATTCTGCAGCCAACTTTAAATAACTCAAGGGATCGGGGATATGACTAAAAGCATTTTGACTGGTAATTGCATCAAAGCTTTCTTGTCCTAACTGCTTGGCTGTTTCTGCATTCCAGAATCCGCACACCACTGTGTGGTTAGCACTGGATATAGGATACAAGTTTTCTGCAGGGTCTATGCCCCAGGTTTTAAATTGTGCCTGACGAAATGCATCAAGTTGACTGCCATCGTTGCACCCAATGTCTAAGACTGTGGTAGGCCAATAATCAAATTGCTCACGCACAAACCAAGCATACCAAGCACTATACTCTCTCAGTGTGGCACTGGTCCCTGATACATACAAATAATGTTTGTAGATCAATTCGGGGTTGACAGCATGAGTAAGTTGTAGATGATCACATGACTCACAACGATTAATGCTCAATGGATAGCGTGATTCATGTATAGTGGTACGAATTTCTCTAAAAGCATTGGCCAAGGGTTGCGGCTCAAAATTCAAGGTAGGCGTCAGCACATGATGACCACATGCTAAACATTCTGTTATGGGTCGAAATTTTTCCATTAGTTTTTGATTGCTGTACCGTTGGGTGCAATACAACCTTCTACGCCCAGGTTTTGTATTTCGTGTACATGTTCCTGTGGTAAAAATTTATACAACACATGCTCAATGTCCACATAACCGCCTGCAGCCACACGTTGAGCAAAGAACACAAAACTGTCTTGATAAATTTGTATAGTTTCATCAAGTCTTGTCACGGGCCACGACCAAAGGCGTGCCATGTACTGTAGTGGAACTGTGGTTACTTCTATAGGGAATTGACTTTTATATTTGGGTCCAATGATAAACTTGTCGGCTACGTCAGTTTGTTCATAGGTGTCAGGATCAAACATGTCATTCAATATGTAACGCCCGGACATTTTGTGTATACGATCAACACCCGCAAATTGACCAGAATCTTTTAGCATGGTCAATGCACGACTAAAGCACATGATTTCTGTGCCGTTTTTAACCACGTCCCAGTTGTCGCTATCGTACATGTCTTGTACGTCTGGGTCTGTGCTAAAATTAATAACTGTGTCACAGGATTTGGCCAAGGCAATCAGTTGCTCTTCGGTTACCGGGGTACCACAGCATTCCATGATAAAGATTTTGGCATCGGGTATCTTGCTTCGAATACTGGTGATTGTATCAAGTGTTTGTTGCAATCGTTCTGCAGGAGAGAACACACCAAACTTACTATTAACAGCACTTGTTACTACAAATGCGTGTTTTACTTGCTGAGCCATCTATTGTTCTCCAAAGTCCATTTAGTCATTTCTGTAATGCGTTCACTTAGTTTAATCTTTGGCTCCCATCCTAGCTCTTTCAACAGGCCGCCATCCAATGCATAACGCAAGTCGTGTCCAGGTCTGCTTCCGTGGAAGTCAACCATTTCGTAAACAAGTTCCTTGCCTTGTGCAGCAGCCACCATCCGGGCCAAGGTCAAGTTGTCAATTTCTTCTGTGCCTACCAAGTTAAACTTGGGGCAGTGAGCCCACCCATAGTCGCCTGTGTGTTTATAGTCTGCTGGTAGAGTTTCAAGAATAAACATCAAACCTTCAGCCACATCCTTGGCGTGGATGTACATGCGTGTGCCAGCTTCTGTGCAATCCTCGTTGGCATGGATGTACACTTTTTCGCCATCCCTGGCACGTTGGATACACATGGGAATAAACTTCTCCGGATGCTGACGTTCACCAAACACGTTCATGGTATGTGTTACCACAATAGGCATCTTGTAGGTGTTTTCATATGCAACACAGAACTCTTCTGCGGCTGCTTTACTAGCCGAATAAGGGTTGGTACTGTTGTAACGATCGTACTCTTTATAGCTAACACCCGGAGGAGCCACACCAAAGATTTCATCTGTGGAGAAATAAACAAAACGTTCCAGGTTGGGCAAACACTTGCGAGCATAGTCCAACAGGTGTACTGTGCCTACCACGTTGTCCTGCACAAACTCCATTGGGTACTGAATACTGCGATCCACATGTGATCCGGCGGCCAAATGTAGCACAATGTCAATGTTGCCAATGTCCTTGACAATCATTTCATTTAGTTCGGCTTTGAGATCATGAAATACGATACGCATACGCTTGCTTACTTTGGCAGGATCGTGGTCCTGTAGCATATCGTGTAGGCGATTTAGGTTGCCCGAAATATCCAAACGATCCAAACAAACAATCTTCCAGTCTGTGTCGTTTAAAATTTTATCAATTACATGATGTGCGATGAATCCGGCACCGCCGGTGATTAATACTGTCTTTGACATGTTGTTCCTAATTGAATTTTATATTATATACTAGTTGAAATGCAAAGTCAAGCTCGACAAGCATCTGTGCAACTTTTACACAGGCTTTCATCTGTGTAATAGGGTAAAGCATTTAATTCCAATAACCGTGTCATGGCTGGATTGGTTTGTAAATCCGCATACTCATGTTCGAGCAAATTGCCCATAACGTGTTTTTTATCGTAGTCCATACAGCACAATAATACTTCGCCGTTTGGTAGCAACACTCCCTGATTATACAAATCAGTTTTGCTACACTTGACGGGGTAATTGTGTTTGGGACTAAATGCAATTGGTTGCTCTTTGACCGAATCTGTATCCAATGTGCCAGCACGATCGTGTGCAGCAATTGACCATGAATGGCTGACACCAACTCCGGGAAGATTTTGAATTGCAGGATGTACTCCGTGATCGCTCATGGTCATTGCTTCGTAATGTATACCAGCGACTTGTACCACAGCAGTTACACCAGCAAATGCATAGTTCCATTCTTCACTGGGTTTCCAACCTTTCATGTTGCCTTGGTCGTCGGGGAAATGTATTTTGACAATGTCAATTTGTTTGGCATAATTAAACAACAATTCACCCATGCGGTGCACAGTTGCTTCGTCCCAATTATACAATGTGGTAAAGATTGCTGTGCGGAATCCTCGTTGCATGGCATACTCAAACATGTCAGTGCAATCGGGATTGACCCAAGGTTCTGCCTGTCCTGAAAAATCCAATCGTACCGTCAGTGGAAGTTTGTCCACTATGGTTTTGAAGTCTGCCAAGCTCATGTACTTGACATCATCGCCGTAGGCATCTCGTAGGCTGTCCTGCGGACAGTAGTTGCACATCAATGGGCAACCAATCATTGTGGTAATTTCTAAGGTTTGTGCGTTCATCTAATTGTGTATGGAAACTCTGGTAGTAAGGCTCGGGCCTGTGCAACTGGATTATTCAAAATGTACTGTTGATATTTATTCTGATTGTCGCACAGGTATTTTGGAAAGTAGTTGTCCAACTCCACAATTTCGTAACTGTCGTCGCTGTCTTGTTTCCAACTGGTGCGTTTGGCGATGCTGGCGTCAGGATCAATTTGTGCCAAAAATTCTGGTGTGTTTACTTCCTGATGGCTGAAACTTTGAGCTTTGTCTATCAAATAGTCTCGATCACCCATGTAACCAAAATGCCATCCTGCGTGTTCTACCACTTCACATCCGTTGTTGCTAAACTGATACTCACTGCCAAAAAAACTAAAACGCATGTCTCTTAGGCTGTTGGCTGTGATGTCTTTGAGCACACGGCATCTGGCAGCCATGCCCCAAATATTGTATCTGTCGGGACTCAGCTTCATGTAATTGAATTTAAAATTAAATATGGGCATACGCATGGCAAATATGGTTTGATCGCTGTGGCGCATGTAATCAACGGCCTGTGTTCTTGGTATTTCATCAACATCCGAAATAATGACAATATCATTGTCGTCGGATTTGGTTAGTCCGCGAACAATGGCATTACGCTGATGATGTTCGTTGTCCCAAGGATTGGCACTGGCTGGCATATCAGTCACTTGTACATAGATCACTTTGTCCAAATATGGCTTGAAGCGGTCGGTATGATCGTACAAGTTGAATGGTTTATTGCGATTTGTAAAGGTTTGGTTAGATTCAACAATGACAAAGTGGTCTACTTTGTCGTATAATTCACTTAAACGCAGTTCCAGTAGGTCAAGCTCATTGTAAAATGTAAAGCAATCATATATTTTCATAGCTGTATTTAAGCATAATAAATACCTTACTGTCAAATTTTCAAGGATCATATGTACGCTGTCGCAAGTATCAACACACTAGACTATCAAGATTTAGCCGATTTAACTGATGCACCCAAACAGGAATACTGTGACTTACACGGGTACGAATTCCATGTACTCAAAGAAACTCGGTACAGTCCTATCATGGGCTTCAATAAAATCCACTATGTATTAGACATTTTTAAACAACGCCCAGACATTGAATGGTTGTTGTTCAGCGAATGCGATGCCATGGTTACCAATTTAACTATCCGAATAGAAGATAAGATTGATAATGATTATCATTTTATTGTGCCTGTGGACAGATTAAACATCAACTCAGGTAACTTTCTAGCTCGTAACAGTGAAGAAGGTCGTGCGTACTTACAAATGATCATTGATTTGGAAGAAAGCTACCAGAATGTAGAGTGGGCTGAACAACAAGTTATCATTGATACACTACCAGACCTATCTGCTATTGTTAAAATTGTGCCACAGCGTTACATGAACAGTTATGAGCCACAAATTTATGACTACTGTGATGCCAGTCGTGACATCATGGGCAACTCAGGTGCATGGGAACCAGGCGACTGGATTGTACACTGGCCTGGAACATATAAGCCAGCTCGCATTGCCCGTGCCACAGAACTGACCAAACAAATTGTTAGATGACTGAACATATTTTTAAACTGCCGCCTATCAGGCAGGCCTACAGCAACGATTACACCCAGTATGGTCGTCCAGGTGTGATCGGCTACTGGTTTGAAATGGATCATCCCTACGAAGGGCATAGAGATTTTAGTCAAACCCTAGATATCTACCTAAATGACTACAACTGGAGTAAAATACTCAAATCTGGCACTACCATAGTAGACATTGGCGCACACAGTGGAGATACTGCTGTGCCCATGATGGCCATGAGTGGTTACTGTGTACTCACCGTTGAATGTAATCCTACCATATATCCTTGGTTGGAGTTTGCCTGCAACATGAATCGCCACTTGGGCAAGTTTGTAGTTGCCAGTGAAGCTGTGACCACAGAAGATGATGTCACTGTGACATTTAGTGATCATAACAACGGCATGTGCAATGGTGGACTAGTAAATCATAACTGGGGCATTGGCGCTGGATCAGGTTCTATTGATGTGCCAGGTATCCGGTTGGAAACTCTGTGCCGACGATATTTGAATGCGGAAGAAATTGCCCGCATTGATCTCATCAAGGTTGACACCGAGGGTCATGATTTTGTAATATTAGACAGTAGTCGTGATTTCATTGACAGCTTACGTCCAAAACTATTTGTAGAATGGTTCAGTGGATTTGGCACAGAAGAAGTCCAGCGTATGTTTGATATCATTGCCAGCATGGACTATGTTGCCCTGTACCCAAAAACATTTGAGCCGGCCGATCCTGCTCAACCCAGTGAAGATTTGTTATTGATACACCGTACAAAATTAGAAGCGTTTTTACAAGAAATACAATAATGAAAATTTTAATTACTGGAACCACAGGATTTTTAGGACGCAGTCTAGCTGACTATTTCAGTGCCGAGCACGAAGTGATCAAACACACTAGAGACAGCGTTAGACTCAGTGGAGCCATTTACATACACAAACCCGACCTAATCATTCATTGTGCTGGCGAAATATACAAGGCCGACGTCATGTACAATGCCAATGTTGGCATGGTCAACGAAATACTTGAAAGTGTTAGAGAATACTGCCCTAAATGCCGAGTTATACAAATAGGTAGCAGCGCCGAATATGGCCCAATGAATCGTGCTACATCAGAAACAGATCCAATCAATCCAGTGGACGTGTACCAAGCTACCAAAGGTGCAGCCACCCTGTTGTGTCAGGCCTATGCTCGTCAGTACGGATTGCAGACCATGGTGGCCCGCATATACTCGGGTTATGGTGTGCATGAGCGGCCACACAGACTATTTCCTACCCTATATCGTGCATTTTTCAACGACGAGCCAATGACTCTGTATCAGGGCTATCACGATTTTATCTATATTGAAGATTTTGTACGTGCCATAGATCAAGTCAAGGATTATCAATGGACACCAGGTGAAATTATAAACTTTGGTTCTGGAAAACAGTACAGCAATTTTGAAGTGCTGGAAGCCTGGGAACGAGTTACTGGACGTACAGCACCAGTAGAAAAACGTGATCAACTCAGTAAGGCTTACGAAAGTACAGTATGGGTATGTGACAACACCAAATTACGCCTGCGATGTGGAGTCCAACTACAATATGACTTGGACGCAGGCATACAAGATTTTATAAAGAAAATGCAAAATGTTAAAACAAATTAAAACAACAAAAGATAGAATTCACAATATTGAAACTGACGATGCAGAAATTGTCGATTGGTTTGCTCGCCCTGATGTGACCATGACCGACTGTATTCTGGATCAGCTCAACACTGACCGATTGTACGATCCTGTACTGGCCAACAAAGAAAATTTGATCATGCTTGATGTTGGGGCAAATATAGGACTGTTTAGTTTGTATGCACAGGACAGCGCCAAACAGATCATTTGCTTAGAACCAACTCCTGTTACACTTGGCATTTTAGAAAAACTCACAGCCGGCATTGACTGTATTAAAATAGCACCTGTTGCTCTCAGTGACAGCGACGGAGAAATTACATTTTACATCAACGAAAACCCCACAATCAATTCCGTGGTCAACCAAGCGGGTACAGAAGTTCGAGTACAAGCTCGAACCATTGAAACTGTGCTACGAGAGCAGGCTCTTGACTGGGTGGACTTTGTCAAATGCGATATTGAAGGCTCAGAAATGTTGGCCATTACCAAAGCCACAATTGATCCGGTCAAGAACAAGATTGGTAGTTGGTTCATTGAAGTGCATCAAACCAATGGCAACACTGGTGCACCATGGCCTGGAAACTTGGAAGATAACAGACAGCAACTACTTGCTGTTTTACGCAACGCTGGATATTCAGCGGAACCAATTATTCACGATCAAATATTTGCATGGAAATGACACCGTTACAACGCAGAGTAGTTGACATTACATATCAGGAAAGACTGAGTCATCTCAGTTCAACCTTGAGTGCTTTGCCTATCATTGAAGAAATTTATGCTGAACGACAAGATGATGAAGTATTCATTTTAAGCAACGGTCATGCTGGATTGGCCCTGTATGTTGTGTTAGAAAAATATTACGGAGTAGATCCTGTTGCCTTGTTACACAAGCACGGCATACACCCAGGTAAAGATTTAGAAAATCATTTGTACTGTAGTACAGGCAGTTTGGGGTCAGGATTGCCTATTGCTGTAGGACACGCACTGGCTACTCCACACAAGAAAGTCTGCTGTATGATTTCAGACGGCGAGTGTGCCGAAGGTAGTATTTGGGAAAGTTTACGTTTTATTAACGAGCATCCAGTTGATAATTTAGAAGTGTATGTGAATGTCAATGGACTGGGTGCATACGATAGCATTGACTCTGCGTATCTAATTCAACGCTTACAATGTTTTTTACCACGCATCCGCATCAAACAAAGTGATCCACTGAAATGGTCATTTGCCCAAGATTTGCTGACACACTACTATGTATTAAATGAAGAAAATTATCAGGAGATCATCGGATGAGAAAAGAATGTGCTCAGTTACTCCTGGAAGAAATGAGTGTGAACGATCGTATTCGTGTGGTCACTGCGGACTTGGGATTCGGCATATTGGATCATATCCGTAATGCATACCCGGATCGTTTTTATAACGTGGGTGCTGCCGAACAGCTGATGATTGGTGCGGCTGTGGGCATGGCCGAGAATGGATTGATACCTGTGTGCTATTCAATGAGTAGTTTCTTATTGTATCGTCCATTTGAATTCCTGCGTAATTATGTTGACTACGAAGGCGTCAATGTCAAACTGTTGGGATCAGGTCGCAACAAAGATTACAGTCATGATGGAATTAGCCATTGGGCACACGATGATGAAAAAGTATTACAGGCATTGCCAAACATTGAAATGTACAAGCCAGGCAATTTGGAAGAACTTGATATGAATTTTGATCAATGGATCAACAGCACCAAGCCAGGTTATTTAAATTTAACAAGAAAAATATGACAGAGCTAAAACTTACAGATATATTGAGCAGTCATGTGTACTCTCCTATCATTGCATATCTTGAAAAAAGCAAGGGTAACTATTTAGAAATTGGTGTGTTTAACGGAGTGGGCCTACATAACGTGGCAACCACATATCCTAAAAAATTATGCGAAGCAGTTGATCCTTTTATTGAGGATGGATACACTACCCTGTCATCGGGGTGTAATACTGGTGCTGGTATGGATGCACAAAGAAATTCGACCATGGCATTTGTAAAAGAATGTAAAAATGTTAATCTTAACATCATGACCAGTCACGAATATTTTAAACAATTAACACCAGTAAAGATTGCCAAATTAAACATTGGTGTTGTGCTGATTGACGGAAATCATCACTACGAGTTTGTGGTTAATGATTATCAGTTGGCCATGACTGTGATTGATCGTAAAGAAGGATTGGTTGTGTTTGATGACATCCAAGTCGATGGTGTCAGGCAGGCACTCAATGAATTTACAATTGAATACACAGATAGAATTGAAAAAACTGAATCCATAGCAGATGTAGCTACTGCTGTTTTTATTAAAGAGGCCTTATGAAACGTGTAGTATATGTAACCGGATGTTTGGGATTGATAGGCAGTCACGTGACTCGTGCTTGTTTAAATAAAGGATGGTATGTTCGCGGAGTAGACAGCGTTACCTATGCGGCCACTGCCAACATAGATGAATTTTTTGATTATGAAAATTTTACGTTTGAAGAGTCAGATATCAACGACATCGAACGATTGTACAACTGTGATTACATTATTAACACAGCCGCCGAAACACACGTAGACAACTCCATCCTTTCTAGTGATGTTTTCCTAAAGAGCAACATTAATGGTGTGCACCATTTGCTAGAACTAATCAAAGAAGCCAAACACAAGCCAACTCTGCTACACTTTAGCACAGACGAAGTTTACGGCGATCTAGTTGACGGTTTCCACCGAGAAACTGACCTACTCAAGCCAAGTAATCCCTATAGCGCCACCAAGGCAGCCGCAGATCAATTGATACTGGCTTGGGCCCGTACATTCAACGTACCTTATGTGATTGTGCGTCCAACCAACAACTATGGTATTGGACAATACATTGAGAAATTTATTCCTACCAGTATCAAGGCACTGAGCTTGGGTCGTCCAATTCCCTTGCACGATGCTGGTTTACCCAAGCGTACTTGGCTACACGCAAGTGATACTGCCGAAGCCATTATTACTCTAATTGAAGCCGGTGTGCAAAACGATATCTTTAATATTTCGGGCAACTACGAAGAACAAAACATTGTGGTTGCTAAAAAGATCATTGACATGTACTACTTGGGTGGATGTAAGGGATTGTATGATGAGCATCTTGACACAGGTATCAAGCGCCAAGGTCAAGATGTGCGTTACGCAATTGATGACACAAAAATAAAAGCCCTGGGTTGGATGCCCCGGGCTAATTTTGATACTGAACTACAAGCAATAGTGGATCACTACGCTCGAAACTTTGTTTGGTGATTATTCTGTTTCGGCGGCACTAACCCGCTCACCTAGATACTGTTTGACAACACGAACCAATTTGCGTTCAGTATCATAAACAAACTCTTTGGCTTCTTCTTCGGTATTGACTACCAAAATAAAACCATTTGCCGCACGGCGAATTTCAAGCGATTCAAACATTATACTACTCCAATAGGGGTTGACTAGTAGCTAGTATAACATAGTTACCATTAAAGGTCAATGTCTTTTGGTTATCTGCCGCGACCTGCGGACTTTTTGGCTGGTTTGTTTGTGCTGACTTGTGTGGCGGCTTTGGCCTTTTGCACTTGTGCTGTTGTGGTCTCTGGCACTCGTGGATTGGCGGCTACAGCTTTTGCTGCGTTGGCCATGTTGATAAAAGGATTTTTGGATTTTTTAATTTCAGTCATATTATCTCTAGTTTGGTGCCCCTTAACAGAATCGAACTGCTAATTGATGATTACAAATCAACTGTTATACCATTTAACTAAAGGGGCTGTTGTAAAACTATATTATACTTTTTTTATGTTTGATTGTCAACGAGATAGTTTAAAACAACGTCAGCTGATAATTTTCTATATCGGTATTCTTGGTTCTTTAGAGCAGCTAACTTGGCTCCTTCTTTAAAAGGATTGTGCCAGAGTTTTTCTGGTTCTCCATTGTTAACTACTACAATATACTGCCAAAATCTAGCTAGATCTGTTGCTGTTTTTTGATAATTGTAATGTTTGGCTAGAGCACTAACAAATAGCATGTCACTATCAGGTAAAGATTTTATTAAGTTTGTTTTTTTGTCCATGTATGGACCAATTAATCTGTCAGTGGAGTCAACTACATAAACGTCGTCTATTCCTTTTTTTAAAAGGCATCTATAATTGTCTATATAACCTTGTAAATATCGCCCCGAGCAGATAGTCCGAAACTGTGTTAACGAAAACACAACAACACGTCGTTCATAAAACAGATTATCATAATCAAATGTTACTGTCTGATTATGATAAAATGTTTTGAATTTTATTGTTTTGATTGTTTCTTGAAACGGTGAATTCACAAGATTAGGATTTAATAATTCCGTCAATGAGTCCTGGGTAGAAGAAGTCTCGATATTTGTCGTACAGTGAAGCTGTTGCCTGTTTGAACTTAGCAGTATCTTCCTCACTTAGTTCTGTATAAACTACACCTATGTCACTGTGATCTTTTTTAGCAGCAAATTCTTCAGCTTCTTCAACAGACCACTTACGTTCTAATCTACTTGCATAGGCACATGCCTCGCTAAATTTAGATTGTTCGTCTGCACTTAGTGTGTCCCAAAAGGTATTGCCAATAATAATACTTGTTAGAAATAAATTATGTTTGGTGTTGATTAAATATTTCTTGCTTGAATCTTTAAATTGGGCAAGGTAACGAGGAATAGTTGTTTCTAATACATCAGCATTATTACCTTCTTGCTTAAAAAATTCTCTATTAACATACATATCTTTTATTGCAAATATTTTTGGTACGGCGCCAATTGCTTCGCAAGTATCCATAGTTACAGGATTGTAAGTAGTAGCAAATTCAAGTCCTGCAAGTCCTGCTAGATTATTAATTGGGTTTTCACTAGCCATACAACGGAAGCCACCTGAGTAGGTAAATTCCATTCCTCGTGCCGGACTTTTGTCTTTTAGGTCATCTAACATTTTACGGCCAATTGGGCCTTCTAATACACGAGTTGCATGTTCGTGACTTTGAAAAATAAATGGCATTTCAAGTGCTAAAAATTCTGGGCTGTGCCAACGTGCTAGTTCGGTAATATGCAACTGGCTCATCTGAATATCTTCTGAATCTAATAGGACCATTGGATCTGTTTTATACGACAAACTTGAATCTTTTAGATCCTTGTTAGTAACTTTAGATTCAATTTCAGATGGTGTATAGATTTCCACTTCAAATTTGCCATCAGTCAATTCAGCAATTTTTTCTTTGAATGCTTCGGCAGTACGTAAAAACAAATTTACAGGTTCGTGTGCTATTAACCAGGTGATTTTTTTCTTTTGATTCATGGGGATCTCCGATATGGACTATATAGAGTATTTATACAAGACAACAAGTTTAGGCACACTAAAATCTGCTTTTCGACTGTGGACCACAATGCCTACGGGTCGCTATCCCGCACTAAAAGGCTCGCCTTCCCAGGCTTTTTCATGGAATCTTGATCACTGTTGCTGTTTTAAAATTGCTTGTACCCTCGGGAGTACCCGATTTAACATTTCCATGCCACGGGGCCAATACTGCCTACTACAACAGGACTACCACAAGTATCAGATGGTCGCCACACCATGTGCCCAAACTTGTTAACTCGTATACTAGTATACACTATAAATCTATGTTACGCAACCCAACCCTGCCCAGAAATCCTATGAAACCACGGATAAAATGGGCCACAGATATCAAATTCCCATGTGCCAGTTTGATCAATCCATGCTGTCGGTGGCGTGGCCAAATGCTGATATCGTGGTAATATTTCTTGCCCATTTATGCTCAACAGTTTGATTTCTACAGCACCCTGGGCAGTATCAAAAATCTCGCAACGCAGTTTGACCACGCTGAAAAGACTCAAGTTATATGTTGTGTCTAGATCAGATATCAAATGCCCGTTAAGACGCATACGATAATGTACGGAGCCGTGAGGCTCAACAACCAATTGCACTTGCAATTGATCACAAGTGTCAATATCCAATATGTCTGAGAAAGTCTGTATATCTTGGTGCATAATCTAGTATTGTGTTATTCCTGATTGATTCAAAACTTTTTAAAAACGTGACTAATTCTGTTAGTGATTCTTCAGCGTCAGCAGGTCGAGTATATGTTTTAACAAACTCCAAATACTCATTTGCTAATTGTGCAATGATCTGCTGACTTAAATCTGATCTACGAGTATTAACTTGCGGAGTGTACTTGCCCAAGCGATCAACTACGGCCTGTAACTTGCTAATAGTCTCTTGTCTAATATCTTCTGGCATGAGCTCCATGCGTAGGCTTCTGGGTTGGTGTAAGATGTTACAACTCTCTGCAATGATGTCATGCCGGATCATGAACTCAAACACTTGATCCAATTCACTGATAGTAAACAAGTTAGGAGTTATTCTGAGTTCTAGTTTGAGGCTGGGATTACGATCACGCAAGGAAACAAATTTGAGAATGTTTGTCAAAATCTGATCGGTAGGGCCTGGGTAACGTACATAGTCATTTAAACCAGTAACTGACTCTATGCTGATACCCAAGTGAAACTCTTTGAATCTAGGTATCAACTGTTCAATGCGTTCGTCGTATATGGTGCCGTTGGTAGTTGTACCAACTATAAGGTCTTGACCATCTAAGTTCTCGCAGATGTCGTAAAAGGCTTGATTGTATAAGGTTTCACCTCCCAAGAAGTGTATGTAACGTATGTATGGGAATGATTGCAGCTCTGCAACAAAACGATCAACTACCTGCTGATCTTCTGTCCAAGATCGATACAATTGAGGTTCTGCAAATAACTTGTTATCTAACTTGTTTAGTTTTTTATAGTCTGCTACCAGTCGACTGCTTGCAGTAGGGTCACACATGATGCAAGCACTATTACAAGTGTTGCCTAGGTCTATTTGTAAGTCTGTAGGAAAATGACTCGATGCACCCTTGTTATCGTTGCTGTATTCAAACACAGGCAAGTGAGGGCTTGAGCGAAAAGTTAACGGAAACTCCTGCATTGTGATAGCACTTTTGTTAAGTTGTCTAACACGTCCTGATAGTTTACCAAAACTGTCTTGATAATAACAGGGCTCACAAGCCTGTGGCCTGTTGCCTGCCAACAGTTGTTCTCGCAAGTCTCGCATAGGTTCACTGTTGTAAAACTGCATCAATGATGTTGTACGTATGTTAAAATCAGTGACTCCGTTTTTACTCCAGCGACACACATCATAACTACCATCGTAAGTTAATCTAATATGAAACCACGGGCTTGAACAGAATGTGTTTTTTAACATATATTTGGCGGAGAGCTAGGGATTCGAACCCTAGATAATGTTGCCACTATGCCGGTTTAGTAGACCGGTGCCTTCAGCCGCTCGGCCAGCTCTCCGTATTACTAGTCTACTCGATTTACTTCTACACCTGATCGTCTAAGAAAATCAGGTCCGTCGCTACTACGATATTCAACACCATACCAAACACGACTAATACCTGACTGATAAATGAGTTTGGCGCAGTCCAAGCAAGGACTATGAGTGACAAACAAATCAGCACCCAAGCCACTGTCACTGCTTCTCGCCAGTTTTGCAATAGCATTTGTTTCAGCATGTAATACCTCTGGTTTAGTTTTTAAGTTGTATGCGGTGCCGTCTTCCTCTTGATATTCCCAGTAACCAATGTTGTCTGTGTAATCATTGGAGTATATCTTATCTTCGCAGTTGTTATTCCACCCTGCCGGCATGCCATTGTAGCCAATACTGATAATTCTATCATCCTTGACCACAATAGCACCTACATGCAAGCGCCTAGCATGACTGAGCTCTGCGAATGTTTCTGCAGTCTTCATATATGCTTTGACCAACTTGGATTTCATTTTACCTTGGCCATATAATCAACCACATTCAGCTGACCGTTTTGTGCTTCTAGCAATGCGTCTACTGCCGATATATGTTGTCCAGATTCTCTAGCACGTATTTTAAGTTCACGCACACGCTGGGCGGCTGCAACCACTAGATCAAACCGACCAAAACCTGTTTTTGCAATACACTTCTCAACGTCTACTTCTGATGCACGAGTTTCTTTTATCATGGTTGCCTTAGTTTAAAAAATATTTGGTTAAAATGGTGTTGTCTACTGCAAAGTTCTCTTTTATTATAACATTATTATCTATATCTTGCAAGATCTTTATTAAATTACTGTATGCTGAATTAGCCACTTTTTGGAAGTGCAACCGATTATGGCGGCTAGGTTCAGGCACGCCGGCTGTACGCAGACTTTGTACCAGATGATCCGCACGTTCTTGCGGATATGGTACACTATCATAACTTTCATCAATACAAGATCCAAAGGTTTCAAATCCCAACTCTTGGATCTTGGCCAAACTGTGCTGTCCACCGTAGACCACAAATGGGTGTCCCAGCATCAGGCTCTTGTAGGTCTTTTCAGTTGGGAACCATTCGTTCTGTGTGGTTTCACTTGCTATGCTTATGTGAGTTTGGTAGTAGTGACTGGGGTAGTAGGCATAGAAACGGAAATCAGGATGTACGAATGGATCTGGCCAATCAGAATCTGGACCAAACCCCTCTGCACTTTTGCCCGATCTATGACTCCATATACTGGCATCAAGTAGCCCAGCATCTTTAAATAGCTCAAAGAATCGTTCTCTGTTGGTGCGCCATTCCCCATTTAAGAACAAAAACTTATGTGTCTTTACGGCTGTATCAATTTGATTGCATGTGTATTCTAATCTAGCACGATTAAACTCATTGTTGATAATCCACGCAAAGAACTCGGGCATGTTATAGTTCTTTACATAACCGGGTATGTCCCAATTGCCGCACTTGATTAAGTATCCATCAATGTTTTTTGCTTGCAGTTGCTCTGCGGTTGGGCAAAAACTTGCTGATAAGGTTGCGTAGCTTTCACTTGGATAATAAAATACAATCTTGTTATTGTGTCCGGCGGCGCGATCAATTATGGCCAGGGCAATATCGTGCCCTGGATCGCCGCACGGAGTTTCCATAACAAAACAGTCGGTAATAATGGTAGCGCCATCGGGTACTGCTGTAATGTTGCACTTGATATATTCTATACCATGCATATCTAGAGTAGCAGTTAGTAGTTCTGCTTGTTTTTCTGCGGGTCTTTTGAGTGGATGTAATATTAGGTATAACATATGGTATAGTATTTACTTTGTTAATACCTATGGGCAATAAATATGTAATTCCCATGCAAAACAAAATAGAACATACCTCCATTGCCGGTGTTAACTTTGAGCCCAATAAAAAACTGGGCTACTATTTGGTTAATAATCAAATCTACTATAACAAATATCATGCACTAATAGATGCTAGTAAAACCAATCAGCAGGTTCGTTGGTTTTTTAACGAAGATGCTTTTGTGTCATTTACATGGAGCACCGAACCAGAAGAGTCATTGAAAGAATTGTATCGACAACGAGCACAGCAACTTAGAGATCGATACGATTATATCAGAGTTGAGGCCAGTGGTGGCAGTGACAGTACCACCGTCATTTTTAGTTTTTTGCTTAACAACATAGCACTTGACGAAGTGGTATTTCGTTATCCCAAAGGTGGCGATAAAGATGTAGTGGGTAATGCTAGAGATTTACGAAGCGAAAATACATTAAGTGAATGGGAATTTGCAGCCAAACCCCTGTTAGATTGGATTGCTACCAATTATCCAGCTGTCAAAATTACTGTGCATGACTACACAGAAAATCTTGTTGATGAAGCTGAAGAAAAAGATGAGAGTTGGATTTTTCGTACCAGGCATTATTTACAACCCGGACATGTTAACAAGTATCAAATACTTGGACACCAAGACCATAAACAGTTGGCCGAACGCAATTTGCGTATTTGTGTGCTGTGGGGAGTTGACAAGCCCAAAGTCTGTGTCAAAGATAACAAATGGTTTTTGTATTTTAACGACGGGCAGGCCAGTCACAGCGACCAAGCAATTGGCGAATATACAAACATCACCAACGAATTCTTTTACTGGAGTCCGGATGCTTGTCGTTTGTTGGCCAAACAAGCTCATACAATCAAGAACTGGTTTGAACAGCCCGAACATGCCAACATGCAAAGTGTATTACATTGGCCCAATGCTAACTTTAGCAATAGAACCATCTACGAACAAGTGGTCAAGGCCTTGATTTACACCGACTACGACTTGAGTACATTTCAAACATTTAAACCTACTAATAATATCTGGAACGAAATGGACCATTGGTTTCATCATAACTTCCAAGGTACCCGACCTTATCAAGTATGGCAATCGGGTATTGACTATCTAATAAACAATCTTGATCCCGGCTTTGTAGGATTAGTACAAGGTCAAGCTCGTGATATTACCATGTACGAAACTCCGTTGTATTATTTTGGTGAAAGTTCTATACAAACACCTGCAATACCACTCAGCACCGGTGCCATGTTACGAGACCATAAGGTAGAATCCGGCCGAGAACATAGACACGTAATCAATGGAAAAATAGTTTTGTATTAGTGGTGCCCCGGGAAGGACTCGAACCTTCAACAGCTCCCTTCTGAGGAGAGTGCGTCTACCTGTTGCGCCACCGGGGTTGACCTTACATAGCCACTTGCGTGGTACCGTTACCGTTTTGGAAACCTACTACACCACCTTCTGCTTCGATTCGCTTGATAACATCTTCAAACAAAATAGGAGCAAAATCAGGAGTTTGTTCTACACATACACAATGATATCTTGTGTCAACAATGTCAGTGGTCTTGCCATTGAATCCTGGCAACATGACACGATTGGCATGCAAGTGTCCGTGAATGTTTACACCAAAGCGACCCAGACTTTCTGTGTGAATAGGAATATGGCTTAAGATCATTCCGTTCATAACGTGGTATGCACGAAGTTCACGGAAGTACTTGCGATATTCATCATCACGGAAAATGTCGTGGTTACCGCGGATAAGAACTTTGTCGCCATTGAGCCTAGCAAGAGTACTCAGGGCTCTGCGGTTGATAACAACATCGCCCAGGTGATAAACTTTGTCATTGGGACGAACACGATCATTCCAGGCCGCAACCATAGCTTCATCCATCTCCGCAGGATCATCCCAAGGACGAAGCGGTGTGCAACCATCGTTACGTGTGAAGCGACATACACCTGCGTGTCCAAAGTGAGTGTCGCTTACTAAAAATACTGCTGGCATATTCGCCTCCTTTCTTTTATGTTATGCTGTCATCCAGCGTTCTTCCGATTCAAGTACCAGGCTCTCTGCTCCATCGTATTCATCTATACGAAACTTTGTGCCCACTGGTACCCAGTTTACTTCTAAATCTTCCAATCCTCCACAATATGCGTCGGGATATTTTAATTCCATGTAGGCTTGAATCTTATCTAACTCTTGCTTCTCTACCCATTCTACTACACTAGGGTCATATATAAGTTCTTCAATAAAATGCCAACTATACCAGCCCGCACCATAACCAGGGCTTACTAGTACGGCTACTTTGTCATCACGTATTAATTTTTGCATATCTATATTATACATTAAATGGATTTATGGAACAACGGGTCAGATTCGAACTGACGGTTTTAGGGATTTGCAATCCCTTGCATTGGGCCTCTCTGCCACCGTTGCGTTGTTTGGAGCGGGATAAGGGAATCGAACCCTTGACCGAAGATTGGAAATCTGCTGTTATACCATTTAACTAATCCCGCTGAGGATTTACTGCTTGGCGGGTCGCAAAGGAATCGAACCTCTACCCGCGGTTTTGGAGACCGCTGTTCTGCCACTAAACTAGCAACCCATAATCTTGGCGCTCCCGACCGGATTCGAACCGGTGTACTCGCCGTGAAAGGGCGATGTCCTAGGCCTCTAGACGACGGGAGCCTAATTTGGCGGTCTGGACGGGACTCGAACCCGCAACGTCCTGCGTGACAGGCAGGTACTCTAACCAATTGAACTACCAGACCATTTACTATACTGCTATTATACATTAAACATTTTTTATTGTCAACTTGCAAATTTCAATAAGTACTGTTATGTCAAATAAGTTTTATCAATTAATAAATTTACCAACTTTACCAACAGAAATTATCGCAGATGGATTGGCCAACGGATTTGAATACACAGAAAGCCCGTATGCTCATGCTAAACGAGCTGCACTTTTTCATGAAACTGAATTTTCTAAATTACTCAAACATCAATTTGGTACCATTGGTGCTAAATATCTTAAAAATTCGCCTAATAGTTTTTACGATTGGCATACAGATAAAATAAGAAACTGCTCATTGAATTGGATAATTAAGACCAATCCTGGTGCAAAAACTTTTTATCGTAGCAACAACCATGATAAATTTTTATGGGATTTAGAAGAAGTAGTATACCATGCGTCTTGCCCAACCCTATTAGACACCACTCAAGAACATTGTGTAATTAATAATCACTCGGAAGAACGTATAATACTTTCTGTTTCAATCTTAGACGGTCATTCTTATGCTGACGTACTTGCATTTTTAAAATCTATCAACATTGAGAAATATTAATTTATGAGTCTATCAGAAACACATTTTCATTTGAATCATTTGCCGCCAATTGATCAATATTTTATCAATGAAGCACAAAATGCTGTTTATTCTTGGCCCAGTGTTGATTATCCGCCGGGTCACCCCATTACAAGTCAAGACAGCATGGGAAATTTAAAAGATCACGGAACACCAACACCAACTCCCAACTGTGTTCAACACGGTATTCCGATAAACGGACAAAGACATACACTTACATCCAGAACCATACAATGTATTCAATCAAGTAGTTTTATTAACACAAAATTTGCCAGCGATTTACAAAAAAGTCTTGGTAAAATTAAAACTCGTTACTTATACAACCCGCCCTGGTCATTGTATGATTGGCATCAGGACCTGGCTGGACACAAAAGCTGTATTAATTTTTTACTTACTGATACGCCAAATTCAAAAACATTGCACAGATTTCCCACCGAATGCAGGCTTAATTATCAGGTTGAGGTAACTGAGTATCGTTTGTATTATCCATTGTTGTTTAACACCAGAATTGATCATTGCATTATTAATTTGACCAATCAACATAGATACATACTACAGATTTTGTTGTTTGATAGCACATATCAAGATTGCAAAGAATATTTAAAAAACTATAACCTGGACACTCCCGGTTACTTATAAATTGGTGGAGAATACTGGGATTGAACCAGTCGTGCCATAGGCGGCGGATTTACAGTCCACTGCATCACCATTGATGCTTCTTCTCCGTTTTATAGTAAAGTACTCTGGTACTGTTTCAGTTCTTATCAGGAGAACCTGCGTATGTATTGGCTGTGTTTCCTCCAAAGCACTTTACTATAACTAGATTTTTCACACTACAAGAAGTGCTCCATCCCTAGTTCCGCCCGTTTGTGCTTGTTTATAGTATGGCACAGGACCTCGTTTCCCGTCAATACTTACTGCTTATCGTAAATAGTCTGCCCAAAAAATGTACCAGTTGCCTTCATGACTTCGATCCATTTGTCAGCGTGTGGGGTATTTCGACCCCCTTGCAGAATTCTTTGCTTTCGCAAGTTCTGCCAACGCCTTAGCTTGTGCTTCTACTCTTGCTACCTTTGCTTCTATCAACGCCGCTTTATCTTCGTGTGAGAGGACAAAATGCGAAAACTCTTTTTTACTTTTACGTTCCATTTGCTTCTCCTTTATAAACAAAAAACCCCGGAGTGTTTAGTTCCAGGGTTTTGATTAAAATACGGTAATATGTATAATTCTATCCAAAACCCTTCATGTGCTCTAAATTACGGTCAATCCAACGGCCTAGCACACACAGCACCAGTGTTGAATAAATTGAATAGAGGCAATGTTTCATAGTTTTCATATTATACAATTATTTATCTTTATTGTCAACCGTTAGTTGGGCTTAATTTCTGAACTGATTTTAACAAATCCATATGTGGTAGCAAAGGTATCGTTAAAAGAAATCCATTCCTCAGCAGTTGCTTGATCGGTTACAAGTCGAGTTGAAATTAATGTTGAACCTTCTCCACCAACTACGACATCCGCGGACATTTTTCCCTCAGCAACCATTTCAGTAGTTTTTGCATCAAGTTCGGCCAAAGCCTCAGTTTGATCACCGTCTCTATCCGCTATGCCGGTGTTAAGATACCGATCTCTTTGCCATTTAATTATAACTTTTTTTGTAAACATAATTTAAGCCTTTTTAATTTTATCAATCAAGCCAGGTGAGAATGTTGGTTCAAACTTTTCATAAACTGCTTGAGCTTTTTCCTTCCACTCGGCTGTTTCTTCTTTGGAAAGTTCAATAACATCAATACCATCAGCAACCAATTGCTGTTTGGCATCCTCACCATCTTGTATAGTTACTTCACGTTCTCTACGTCCTGCCTTGATAGCAGAATCCTTGATCACAGCTTGAACTTCTGGACTCAATGTCTTCCAGAAGTCATCACGCATGATCATGGTGGTTAAAAATAAACTGTGTTTGGTGTCTAATACTGTTTTGCTTACGTCATTTTGTCCTAATGGATAGATACGACTGTAAACAGTTTCTCCGCCATCACAGTCGCCATCAATGATATGGGCACGAGTGTCTTCTGTTTCGCAAACAAATATATCAGCACCCAACACTCGCATTGTTTCTTGTGCCACAGGATTACGATTGGTTCTGATCTTCATTCTATGCCTTTTTGATTCGATCAATTAGACCGGGTGTAAATGTTGGCTCATGCTTGTCATATACTACCCGGGTTTTTGATTTAAACTCAGCACGTTCTTCGTCACTTAGTTCATGAACTTCAATTCCGTCGGCAATCAGTTTGGCTCTAGCGTCAAGTCCATCTTCGATTGTTGTCAATCGTTCCTTGCGACCAGCTCGGATTGCTGCTTCTTTGATCACTGCACGAACTTCTGGACTTAATGTTTGCCAGAAGTCGTCACGCATGATCATGGTGGTCAGGAACAAGCTATGCTCAGTATTTAAAACTGATTTGGTGACTCGGTCTTGACCCAAAGGATAGATACGACTGTATATACCTTCTCCGCCTTCACAGTCACCTGCTTCTATATGTTTTCCAAGATCTTCTATTTCGCAAACAAAGGGATCTTCAATCCCTATTGCCCGAAACGTGTCCTGGGCCACAGGATTACGATTAGTTCTGATCTTCATCTTTACCAGCTAGATCTTTTAGAGTACTTACCTTTTTGTTAGCAATAACATTACGGAAACCGCCTGAGTATGTAAATGCCATACCGCGAACATTGGATTTTTCTGTAATCTTGTCTAGTAGATACTCGCCAACTTCACCCTCTAACACACGAGTTGCATGGTCGTGATCTTCAAAAATAAATGGCATTTCTAGGGCCAACATATCGTGCTCGATATCTTCAGCCAACCATGTGGTGTACATTTGGCTCATTTCAATCTTGCCCTGTTCCATTAGGTCTAGTAGATCGTGTTTGGTAACCATGACGCCGTCATTGTACTTCATGCTGTACTCGCTCAGTGTCATAACTTCAACTTCGATCTTTTCTGCACTTTGAGCTTCGTTTACAAAGCGTTGGAAGTCTTCTGCTGCACGTACAAATAGGCTCAGTGGCTCGTGTGCGATTACCCAACGGATTTTAGTAGTTTTCATGTGTATTTCCTTTATAATTTTTTTTGGCGGCGTTCCAGTGTAACACACCGGTAAAAGGGTAGTTACCCTAGGCGTCTGACGTCAACTGAATGTCGGCGTTGCTTTAATTATTTAGCTTTTTTTTTTATTTGTCCAGTTTAACTGTGGCACTCAAACGGCGCCATAGCACCAGCTGACTGTTGTACCAGTTGTCTAGCTCAGCTGTGGGAATCTGATTGTTGGGCACACAGTTATCTGCGGCATTGGCATCACGTACACTTTTGCTACGTGCAGCTTCTACAAAAATCTTGCGAATTTCCAGGAACTTTTCTTCTGGGAATTTGCGTGGGATAAAGATCTGTTGCGGTGTGCTCATGTCTGATATCACTGCTGGAAAACCCTGATCTTTTAACAACGGAATGCCTTTGATGCTTTGTTTGCCAGTCATGCCCAATTGGTACACACGCTTGGAGGCATCGGGTTTGGTGTACTGTTCACTATCACCAATAAAACCCACAGCAAAATCGGTGTTACCGGATAGCGTAGACAACAATGCTTCGCTGGTACTCTTGAACGGCACAATCTGCATGTTTGGATACTGCGTGGCCACTTGCAATGCTACCAAGTGAGTGGTTGCACCCAATCCACTGATACCAATGCTTAACTTGGCATCTTGAGGAACATCTTTCCAAGATTTATACTTTGTGCTTGTAACCACAAACGGAGCAACACACATGGGCATTAGACTTCTAAACTGACTCATGTCGTGACTTTCGTTTGGGAACAGGTTAGGGCGGATAAACGCCGCCGAACTATTGATCCAGATTGAGTTGGGATTGTTTAATGTTGCTGCAGCCGCAACTGTGCCACCTGCACCAGGTTTGGCATCAAAGATAAAATTGTATTTGTTTTGAAGTTTGTTACTTTCATCTGCTAAGGTGCGATAAAAGTTTGCGGCTGTGTCTGCGGCGGTCCATGAGTAGTACATGGTGATTGTTTCTTTTTGTGCCGACACTGACAGAGAAAGTGTTGCTAATACAACTGCTAATAGTTTTTTCATTTTTTTCCTTAAAATTTGTAATGTACGTTACGTCCAGATTCTTGATATGCTGCATCGCCCAAGTAATAAAATGGACTGATAAATCCCACAAAGCCCACTGCTCGACCCATTTCGTAATTGAAATACTTGGCATCTATCGAATCAGTTAATAATTTATGTCCGGCTTGCCATGCTCGATACGCATGAGTATCCTGAAAGTTTGTGTAAAACCAATAGTCCATTTCGTTGTAAAAACTGTTTGTGGGCTTGCTGGTTTGAAACGTTGTGGGATCGTAGTCGGGATAAATTAGGGGTTTAACAATGTGTTCGAATGTGGTACGCTGTGCAAAACTGTAGTTGGGCCAACGTACCAAGTGCTGTAGATATTTATTTGATTCTTGATTGAACCAGTTTTTTATTGTGTGTGCCTGTTTACAAACTAGATCGGGCAAGTCTGGTGCCCAAAAGAAATACACATTGGCAATATTGGTATAGTGCTTGATGTCAGGGTTGGCAGCATTGGCCTGGATGTCCATGAAGTACAGGTACCACTTACTATCCTTAATACACACTTTGGGCTTGTCAACACCCCACAGCATACACACACGTTGACCGGAGTCTAACAGTATTTTGTGTTCATGTACTGCATCAACTGTATGTTTGAAAGGATGCCCAGGTTGAAAATAATCTCTGGTCTTAAACACCCATGACTCATCATGCTCACTGGCTAGCATGTCTTCACTATAGTCGTGTACAGTGATTTTAACTTGAGGGTAATTGGTAGCAATCCAATCTAGTGTGGGCTTGGCTGCATACTGCCACTCGCTTAGAGTATTTTCTGGTTTGGTATTGAAAGGGTCTGCTGATACATTCTTTTCACCTGTCTTGGGATAACGAAATACCACTTCGTCCAGGTGAATGTTGTTGAGTAAAAATGCATACAATACTGTGTTGCCATCGGCACCGCCACTAAGCTCTAAACGAATGTAATCGTATTCATCTCTAATTTGTTGTGCTCGTTGTCGATACAACTGTTGTAGATCAGTTTCGGGTTCTGCTAGCCAATTATGAGCATCAAATACTGTACGATTAAAATGCCACTCAGGAAAGGTGTTGGCTTTTGTGCCTGCTATTAGGGCTTCTACCTTGCTGTAATATCTAGTATCTCCAACTTGGTAAAAGCCTAATTTGGGATTTTGTTCAATGGTGTACTGCATCAATTATAGAATTAACTGTTTAAAACTTTTGCTACGCTGTTCATAACTGACGCAATACGGCCGATGTCACGAAGTTGTTCCACTGTGTAGCCTTCAGCGTTCTTCAGTGTTTCGTAATGTGATCGAACACAAAAGTGGCACTTGCCCACAATACTGGCAGCAAGACTAAACGCTTCAAAGTTTGCCTTGGTAGTTCCGCCGTGGCTGGCAATAGCATTCATACGCAACTGTGCTGGCAGGCCAGTGAGGTTGGGATCATCAGCCATTTCAACATATGGATACCATACATTGTTCTGTGCCATGATTGAGGCCGCCGTCATTGCAGAGTCTGCGTGGACAGGAGCATCGGCCAACATGACAGCAAGTACCTTTCCGTTGCCTGTTGCGGCCAGTGCGGCCACAGCACAGCCCATGGCCACATCTGCATCCAATGTACTACGCAAAAGAACAGCATCAAGATTTAACTTGGTGTCTTTGGCGTAGTCTGGTAATGCGCCTTTTACTGTTTCAATAAAACTCATTTTCTTCCCCAAGTAATATGTGCCCAAAGTCTATCATACAGATAGTATGATGTCATCCAGACACAATTTATAACAATAGTAGGAACAAGGGCCTGTGTCAGACTTTGTCCTGTTATCAACAGCATCACGTAGGTTGAGCATATGACCCAAATCCTATAGATGACAGTTTTAACTAAAGTCCTTGTCCTGGTTTCCATCAAAGTGTCGCGCCGCCAACTGTACGGTTACAAGCACATAGCTCGCCAGTTTGCAATGCGTCTAATACACGCAGAGTTTCTTCTGGGCTACGACCCACGTTCAAGTTGTTGACAGTAACGTGCTGGATAACGTTGTCTGGATCCACAATGAACGTTGCACGAAGTGCGGCACCTGCTGGAGCATAGAACACACCCAGCTGTTCAATCAAGCTCAACTCACCACGCTGTGTGTCTGCGAACTGATTGTGTGTAATCTTCTTCAAATCACTGTGTGCTGTTTGCCAGCTGACTTTGCAGAACTCGTTGTCTGTGCTACCTGTGAGCAATACAGCATCACGGTCGGCGAAGTCACCTGTTAGTTTATCGTATGCAACAATTTCTGTTGGGCATACAAATGTAAAATCTTTTGGATAGTAAACGATCACTTTCCACTTGCCTTCAAATGACTTCTCTGTGATGTCAAAGAAAGCGTCTTCTGGTTGTCCTGGCCGGACTCCGGTTACTACAAACGGTTCAATTTTATGTCCTACTGTTTTCATGTACTTCTCCTTAAGTTAATATGAAATTATTTTGATTGGTGCCCAGAAAGAGACTCGAACTCTTAAGCCTTGCGGCACTGGCTTCTAAGACCAGCGTGTATACCAATTCCACCATCTGGGCGTGTTAATGCTTAATCTGGTGGGCCTTCTGTGAGTCGAACACAGTACCTACCGATTATGAGTCGGGTGCTCTAACCAAGCGTGAGCTAAAGGCCCATGCTTGTATTATATACTAATTGTGATTAAAGGTCAAACGATTTAACGGCGCGGTCTAACCGGTTGAGTAGCAGTTCTACGTTGTCTTGGCGCAGGTGTTGTTGAATCAATTTCTGGTTCTTCTACGTCTGGCTCAATATCGGGAACAGCTGGTGTTGGCATTGCTGGTGCAACCGGTTCTGGTGTTGCCTTAGCGGGTATTTTTGTTGGAGCAACTTTTTGTTGCGGTGCTGGTGTGGCTTGAACTTGTGGCGTTTCTAATTTTTGAACATCAGCAAGATCTTTTAAAAGACCACCAATTTCAACTACGTTTCTAGCTGCACCATCTTGCAAATAGGAACGCATTTGTACAAACATACTTTTATCATTGTTGACTCGTTTGGCTTTTTGATCTTTTGGATAGCCATAAACTAATAATTTATAATTGGTTTTTTCTACATCGAGCACAGGAACTAGATCATAGGACTCTAATGCTTTGTATAACTCTGTACCAAATTGTAATTCTGTATAGGCTTTTTTTGCACTGGGACTAATAACTACAACTCTGATATCCTCACCCAAGGTAGCATGGTGTACAACTCCTTTGGTGACTTCTGTCACAAAGTCGTACTCGCTCTTGGTATTATCGCCTTTGAGACGACGATTAATTTCCTTATACACCCAAGTATAAACAGCTTTAAGTGCTGTATAGTTATAATTCATTGCTGTTTGAATTACTGCCGAGCGTTCAGCTTGAGACATCTTAACATATTCTGGGTTTGGCTGAGTCTTGTCTGCTTTGCCATCTGGGCCGGGTAGGTATTGTGTTGGAGGAGCTTTTTTAAATTTTTTACGGAACTCGTCCGGCAAATCAAAATTAACTACACTTCTAAAGAATTTATCAACGTGATCAAATTCGTATCCACTTACTGCACCAATATGTTTTACTGTTGCGGTTTTAATACTTAATAGTCGTTCTTTCTTTCCACCAAGAGCGATCCATAAATCTGCTTTAGTACTGTGTTGAGCTTCAGCTGTAGCGCCATCGGCAGTGACTTCAATCACATCGTTTGTATTTGCCTGTCGTATTTTTTCTATAGCGGTAAAAACATTTGACGAATCGTTTACATAAGTTGCACAATCTTCGTACAACCTGTATATTTCAGTTGAGTTTTCAAATTTAATAAACTCTTGAGGTTGCTTAGCCGACATCTCTAATGCACGATAATCATTGCGACTTAAAACAATACGTAATTGTAATTTTTTACCAAATGATTTTGTAAGATAGTTACCTTCTGTTATTTTTTGCACAGTTTTAAATACATCCTGGCCTTGCAACTGTTTAGTGGGATTTTCAAATTTGGTAATGACCGCACAACTCATAATACCTTCTGCAACGTTACCTTTGTTCCACCATTTACTATTTGATTCTTCGCCTTCAGCACCAATTTTTTGTTTTATATCTTTGGTTTTTTCAATTTGATTTAATTTATATGCGTCACCAGCGGAATCTATCATGCGGAATGCTTGCATTTGAGATATTTGGTTTGGCGTTGCTGTTTCTTTTGGATCTGTGCCGGTTGGATTCCAAATGTTTTCTAGTTGTTTGGCGACAGGAGCAGGGAATGTTACATCAATAATCTCATCGGGGATACCTTTACCTTTTTTAATTCTCAAGGTGACTGGCTGTTTATTTTTAATAAGATTGATTAGATTCCGCCAGTAATTAGGATTTCGTGATTCAAAATTTTCTAAATTTATTGCGGCTTCGGGTAAAATTTGTTTGTATCTCATAGTGTAGTATTTATCTACGCTCGATATCTTGTTCCACACAGGCTGTGCCGTACTGTATTTCCACCAGTTTGCAAGGCTCTGCAAATGGGTTGGTCAGCTGATGCCACTCTCTGACTCCCACCCGGTAGGTATCGTGTGTATGTAGATGTTTGGGTGGTAATGAATATCCATTTTCCATAGCAGAATTTACTACGGCTTGTCCGCTGGTAACTAACCAATGTTCAGCACGGTCTGCGTGGCGTTGCATACTTAGACTTTGCCCCGGCTCTACTGTAAGTTCTTTAACTTTGGTACCCGCAACTTCGTGTAACACGCGGTAATAGCCCCAGGGACGTAGAGTCTTGGGTGCTTTCCACTCCTCAAGGATCCAGCTACTACTATTGGCCTTGTTGTTACCGCCTACTCCAAACACAAATTTAAGATTTGAATCTGACACATCCATTTCGGGAATGTTTTCTTGTGTGCGGTCTCCGCCATTGGCAAAAATCAATTCTGCAGTGGGGTAGTGTGCTCGCACTTGTTGTATAAAATGCCTAGCTGATCCGTCTTCATCATCAAAGGTATAAACTTCATCGACCACAGCAAGATTATTTATAATACACAGGCGCTCTGTCCAGGGCATAAATGCACGACCCTTCTTGCGTTCCAGCCATTCGTCGCTATTCAGACCGACGATCAGCATGTCGCCTAGAGCTCGGGCTGCTTTGAAGTAGGCAATATGCCCAGAGTGTACAGGATCAAACCCGCCGGTTGCCATTACAATTTTCATTAGTCTGTTATCTTATAGTAGTCTTTGTCTAACCAGGTCACTACCAGATCTTCTAGTCTGGCATATCCATGTTGATTTACGCTGTTGATTATGCTGTCATTGACAAGGTTACGTTCGGCCAAGTCGTACCAGGTGGCCTGTTGTGTCAAGGGCTCGTATTCACTGGCATACACCGCAGCGTACAACCAAGGAGTACCACGTTTACGATAAAAATACGCATCTCTACAATCAAACCCCGAAATGGCCAGCATGTAAATCAAATTCAATATGTTGTAGTTGTAGTATTGATGATTGTGTTGTTCCACTACTAAACTACTGTTTTTGACATAAGTACCTTGCGGAACAGTCAGTATTAACATGCCATCTTTTTGCAAGGTTTCTTTCCATATCCGCAAGCATTTAAACGGATCTAACGCATACTGAAAACTGTCGTGAGCCCAGATCAGATCTACCTGTCTAGGTACTACTCGTTCTTCAAAATTTCTTTCAATTGGAATCAAATTTGGGTTACGGGCCAGTATGTCAGGATCGATCTTGGTTAGGTCTTGATCTATGGCATAGACTGTGTAATTTCTAGGCTCAGGAGGTTCATCTCTGGTTGTCAGGCTGGCCCACCATTCTGCGTCCAGTCCTGCACCACAACCCATGTCTGCTATGCTGGTAAGGCTGTCAAGAAAACTGTCGTATCCGTACAGCAGGTTTAACACTTCTAAACTGTGTTCGTGACTGTAATACGAATTTTTAAATAGACCCATGCTGTAGGATTTCCATTACTAATTTTTCTTTTAATTGAGTGAGTCTTGATTCAAACTGATGACACGCTTCGGCCACTTCATGATCTGTGCCCCAACCTCGCTGTGTATTTAAATGGTATGCAAACTTTGCCACTGTGTCTTTTTCTAATTGTATGTTCACAGCATCATGTCGAGGCTTGGCCTGACAACACAGCTCAAACTCTCGTAACAACTCGTCGGCACGTTGACGCCAATCCGTCATACCACAATGTCTTCCATTCCTGCTGTGCGGAGTCGAACCACATGACCCAACATAAAGTTCTTTGATTCAATGCCCTTCATAACCCCCAACCAGCGATTGCGTAGTAGTGCTACTTCGTTGATAATTGTTTCCATGTCAACTACTTCGTCCTCAGCTTCAGCATACTTTTCAGCATCTCTTGATGTCAATGCTCTGGCATAGGCTTCTAAATATTTTTTATAATGGCGTTGACGAATCTTGCGTAATTGTATATTAAGGAACTCTAGCACAGCTTCAATCTCTTGCAGTTGGTTAAATCTGTGCTCAGTCATGCCAGGCAAGTCCGATAACTCTTTTTCTACGCGACCACGTATTTTAATTTCTGTTTTGGCTGAGGTCATTTCTCCTTCGTAGTAGTCGATGAATTCAGGAATAACGCTTAGGTCAGCTACAATTCGATTATAAAACATCAAGTACTCCGGTTAACCAAGGAAAAGTTTCACGCCAATTGGTATTTCGTCTACGATCAATCTCGTCAAGATAAGTACGCAATTTGTTGATTTCTATAGGATTTTTTTTAGTGGCGGCAATTTGTTGTCTAACACCTTGCATGTACTTACGTGCTTCTTGTTGTTGCCAAGTGTCTGCAGGCATGACCGCTAACACTCGAGCAAAGTGCGGATCTAAGAGGTCAGCATCAAATATGTCTGGATTCATGTAAGTGGGTGTGTTTGCGGTTATCAAATGATGCCCTATTTCTCTTTGTGGTCTAAATGTGTTTATGTAATTGATCAATGCTGGCATGGTAGGCACAGCTAGTGCGGTGACCACTTGGTTTATGTTCAAAGTTATCCAGCGTTGATTGACCAAATATTCAAAATTCTTTTTCCATTTTTCTAAATCCAAGCCCGATCTAATATACTCTTGTTCTGGACCCCAACAATCTATACTGGCAGTCACTTCAAAACGTTTGATCTTGCGTTCGGCAACCAGATGTTTGATACGTTCTACATGATCCTGTAATCGTTTATTATCAATCATCAAGTTGCTTACTACATTAAATTCCAAATCTTTGTTACTATGATTATACAGGAAATCCAAGCAAGTGTCAAATTGTGCTTGATAAAATGGTTCTCCACCCAACACATGAAATCTGCGTACAGTCAAATAATTGGCGTCTAGCCAGGACCATAACTGCTCGGTCAGCAGGGCCTTGTCTGTATGCGGCCGATATTGATTGTCAATTACAACACCACCCAATTCAAATCTGCCGTGTTGATCATTTTCATGTTTGATGCGACTGCTAAACCCATCATGGCAATATATACATCGTAGATTACAGGTATTGTCAAAATACACTTCTACAATTCTGGGAGTTACCAGGATAGCTTCGGGGTCTACTTCAAGTTCGGGCGGTGTTAGATCTGGTATTGCCAGGTGTAGCATACGATCACTACTACCACCTGCACGTTCTATTTTTTCACAGTAGTCGCAACCACCTGTGGGCCATGCACCTGCTAACATGGTTTGCCGATCCTGTAATTTTTTAGCAGTATTATGGAAAAGATCAAACGAGCCGGTTGATAACGGACTTTTTTCTACTCTATGGCAACTGTTGGTTGTTCCTTCGTACAAATAGATACTGCTCCAAGTCCATTTGAGTTGGCATGCAGTCGCTGTCTGTATTGGAAAATACTTGTGTTGCATTACCAGTCGGAATCTTCTCCGTCATCTTCCTCAAGCTCGTCATCGGCGGTGTATTCTTTGAGGGCTTTTTTTAGGGTACTGTCTGTTGTGCCAAACTCCTTGAGTTCTTGGTCTCCTAACATATCTACCATGACACTCATTAGATTATCAGCACACTCTTGACGATCCTTTGCAGGAACATATTGTTTCATAATTGTGTATAGCTCGCTTAGAACTTCTGCATCAATGGTCATACTTTTTCCTCTTTGTTAATCCAACTTATAAAATTTTCTGGAAATATATCTAACGACACTGATCTGCGACGAGCAAATTCTGTTAGATAATGTTTCAACTTTGTTTTTTGTTCTACTGTTGATTCTACTGCCAACGTTTCTTTGATTTCTTGGTCATGATATTTATATTCAATTTGAGTTAACTGTGCCTTAGACTCTGGATCTAGCACACTGGCACTTAGATACGCAGGGTCATTACAAGGATTTAGCAAATCTTTACTGGTTGAATACTTTTTCTGAAAATCATCGAATCCATGCACAGTTAAATTACTCAGCACACTACAAAATCTATAGTCAAATTGCGTTGCGATCAAATCCAAGTTACGTCTAAACTGATCCCAGGTGTTGCCATACCTATTAAACTCGTATAGTGCATCTGTGTTTTCTGCACTGATAGTAAATGTGGTTTCTCGAGGCAGTTGAGGCAATATTTGTGTCAGGCGTTTAGTATTAACTCCCAGGCCTGTAAAAATATCAATGGATCCTGTTAGTCCTGTCACTAACTCTGCCAATCCATTGTATAAAAATGGTTCGCCACCGGTAATTTCTATCTGCTTGACTGTTTTAAATCTTTTTATTTCTGCCAAAATAGTTTGGTAACTATCGCTGGCTTTTATAGCAGGTTGTCCTAGTTGTAATACAATTCTGTCGTTGGCTGTAATTTGATATCTTGGTTCATCGAAATATGCTCCGTGATCTTTGACGTCACGCAACCAAGCGGTACTGTACTGTTTGCAACAGTAACTACAGGTTAGATTACAATCGCTTCCAACGTTGATATGTAACACTTGAGGGCCAGCATGAATATCCGTGTGTGTTCTTTCTCTAGAATTCATCAAAGTGCGGCGACTAGGTAATCCACGACGTTCAGCAGACCAGCAGGTATCTTCGCAACTTGCCACCGGTTCGTTGTTTAACATTGCTTGTCGTTCTTGTATCAGTACGGGCGTGTTAAACAACTGTCCTGGGTTATTTCTAAGCCAGGACAAGTCAATCTTGGTGGCTGTAGCAGCACAGCACGAATTCATAGTTCTTCGTTCGGGCTCTACAGTTAACCACCAAAATTTTTGCGAGCAGTAATTACTCTGCGACATCAACCTCTTTTTTAGACTTCTTTGATTTGTCTTCATTAACAACAACTTCTACTGCTGCTTCAAGTTCTTCGATGTCCACTGACTTCTGGTGTGGGTTAGCAACAAAATCTACCATGACCTTGTCAAGTGCTCCGTCCTCATTGCGTTCCCATGCCTTGCGGAACTTCTTGATGATTTCACCTGTGGCCAATGTGTATACCAAACTGTTGCCTTCTTTTTTAAGTAGATCCTTGCCTTCGAACAGGTCAACTAAGCCCGAGTAAGGATTCATACCTTCTTCATAAGGGATTTTAACCTGTACTGATTCAAACGGTTTAGCATAACGTGTTTTCATAATTTTGCAGGCGGCACGGATACCTTTTACTTCTGAAATCTTGTTGCCATCCTCATCTTCTTTCAACTTCAACTTACGCATTGCCACAACAATTGAACTTGCGTAGATAAAGCCCTGTCCACCGCTAATCTTGTCGTCTGGATCAAACATATCTTGACTAGCGTATGTGTGTGCTGTAGTTACTAGGCCAATATTCAAGCTACCAAACATGTTTACGCAATTACGTACCAGGGCGGCCAGTGCCTTGGGCTTACGACCCATGTCACCTTTCATGTCCCCTGCTTCGAATTGATTTACATCCGTTGGGGTAAGTAGCATACCTAACGAATCTACTACAAACAACACTTTGGGTCTTTCTAACTCTGGTAATGTTTTGTATTCTTTAACAAACTCCGAAATCATCTTGCCCACATCGTCGATCATGGCCATGTTGAGTTTGAGAAGCTTGTCCTCACTGGTATCTACATTGAGTGCGTGTAACCATTTTTCGTCAAGTGCGTTTTCACTGTCTACTAGGATAACATAGATGCCTTGCTTTTGTGCATTGGCAACTAGGTTACCCGAACAAATAAAACTTTTACCTGCGCCAGACTCTCCAGCAAACACAGTGACTTTGCCTAGCGGAACACCCTTGTTAAAGTCTCCACTGATTAGATAGTTGAGAGCATAGTTGTTTGTGCTGATCCAGTCTGTGGGATCTGTAAAGCCGACACTGATACCGTCAATACTTTTGGTAATGCTTTTGCGAAATTTGCTTACGTCGAATGGTTTAGCCATGATAGTTTTCCTTGATGTTATATAAATCTTTAAATATTTTACTGCTGTCTACTTTACGTCTTTGATCCAATGTATGTATCTCATTCATTGAACCTAAAAAATCTTTTTTGAATGGTTGCTCAATATAATGTAACATGTTGCAATATCCGTCTTCGAGCAAGTAGCCAGGATTATCATTGATTCGTTGTTCCAAAATACTCTTAACTGATTGTAACACAGAGTCCGGCAAATGTCTAATATTTAGGTATTCAGGCTCCAGTAAAGCACCAATTACAAATGCGTTATTATGAAATCCTTGTGCCTTTAGGAAATCCACACAGCCAAATATGGATTGGTAGTTTAATAAAAAGTGTAACATATTAAACGTGATTTTATGACCGAGTGCTTGTATATATGTTAGATTGTCCTGGAAATCTTGCCAACGGCCACCGTGTCGGATGTACTCAAACTCATCTTCAATGGTTTCTACACTCACGGTCCAGTGTACATTTTTAAATTTACATACTCGTTCAAATACTCGGGTATCTACTTTACTTAGATTTGTGTTAATGCGTAAGTTTACGTTAGGATCTAGTAAATCCAACAACTCCAAATTTTCCTTCATCAGCAAGGGTTCTCCGCCAGCTAGATAAACATGCTCAAGTTGATCAGCACGGTCAAATATATATTGTTTAAAATTGGCACGTTGTTGTTCTGTTGGTGTTTGTTGTTTGATATCCAATTCATCTGCCCAACGGCTGCTAAACTCTGGATTACAATATACACAAGCAAAGTTACACAAGTTGGTCCAACGTACATCAATGGTTTTTAAATCAAAGTTTCCAGCACGATATGTATCCAAGCTGACATTTTTTAACTCTCGTATATAAAACTTACGATCGCTGATAATGTCAAATCCTTTTTTACCGTGCTCTAGATCATAGCATGTGCGGCACGAAGGTACCGCAACATCTGATACAATTTTATTTTGTATCAGTACGTTGGTATTACCATGTACTACTCGTTCTATCGGAGTTTCATTAATGTTGCCAATGGTACCGGCGCTACGAATACAATTTTTAACTGTACCGTCAAATCCGTTGTACATAAGTCCTGTCCAGGGTATAGGACAAAAGGTAGAATTGGTCAAGACCTCTTTAGGAGTCATACCTGGGTCCTAAGCTAATATCTGCAACAGTTAACACAGGGTCTGCTTGTTCCAGCATATTGACCAAGGTCATAGCCCAAGGCACAGTAGGCGCCGAAGGTGGCGAAGTTTTTTCTGGTTGTGTGGCAATGTCACCCGGCTTAACCATGATCAATCTAGGGAACGGGTTCAAGTAACGCAACTGAACATGTGCTTGATCCAACGTACTTTTTTGTAGCCAGTACTCCTCTAATCCTTCTATAGTGGTGCAAGGATAATTGGTAATTTGACTGCCAATGCTTATAATGGTCTTGTCTTGATCTTTCCAACGACGAAACATTTCAAACAGCAATTCTGTCTGTGCAAAACCTGCTTGTGCATTGTTAACGAACATGTCGCAGGGCTCAATGGTATCGGCACACTTTGGTATGCTTTTTATATTGTAGCCGTTTGATCGACTCAGTCCAATAATTTCATGGCCGCGAGATTCATAGATATCTGCCAGTGCCCGACCTATGCCTTTGCTGTGTCCGGTAATTGCTATTTTCATTCAATGCCTCTCAATTGCTTTTGTTGTTGTATATATGCTTGTACTTGTTCTTGATTCTTGTTATTGACATCTAACTCTTTGGGCTCTTTTAGATAAGCATAACCATGGTCGATTCTGTGTTCCTCAGCAAACTTCTGTATGTTAGGTAAGTCGTGCAAGTTCAACACACTAACAGTGGTCCATAGATTTAAACGAACAGGCATGGTTTTATATCGCATTAAGTTTTGATAAAATGTTTCCCACTTGATAGGCCAACGTACAAATTCATGTACATCACCAATGCCATCACAACTTACTGTAACTGTGACTTCTATGCCACGATTGGCAATCTCTGTTAGTTCTTCTAGTACCACGTTACAATTGGTATTGAGTCTGAGTGTACGTAGGTTTGGAGGCAAGTTGGCTAATAATCTTTTATAATTTTTACTGTAACTGGGCTCACCGCCGTTGATATCTAAATGTCTTATACGGTCCTGTGGCAATGACCAAAAGCGATTACTATTATCTACTACAGGGAAAGTTTTACTGGTTAACGCACCAATTCTTGTGCTACATTCAGGGCTACAAGTTTGACAAGCGGCATTACATACATTGTCTAGCACTCCGCCCACCTGTAAATAATCTCTTTGTGTCTCTAATGCGTCTACGGCAATAGCATGTATTCTTATGCTGCTGGGGCTTTGTTGTTCAACTTCTTGACACCGCACACATTCTTTGGGCCATGTGTCAAATCTAAACAATGCTTTTGTGTTGGCTAGCCAAGAGCTGGCTTCCATTTGTTCCAAAGACTTATACTGCGGAGCATTGACCATGTGACCACAACGACTCACTGTGCCGTTGGGATTAAAGCGAACAAAGTGGTCTAGCCTAGGGCATTGCATATCTGAATGCTCCGATCAATAACTTCATTGTACAAGGTATTATGATTGTCTCGAATAAATCTAATGATCTGTTTGAGTGGCACAGTTTTGCCCATAAAATCTTCGTAGAGTATTTTATCTAATTGTAGGTAGTATTTTAGTTTTTGATTATTGCCAAAGTAATCGACTAACACTTCGTCTCGGGCCAGCACATTCCACGTGTGTTCTGTGGCTGTGTGTAATTCTTCGATGGGCCTAAAATACATCCAAGCGTCGGTGAACTTCTGTAGATTGACAATCCAATGAAACTGTAAACTGAAATGACTATTTAAAAACAAATACTCATCAATCATGGTCAATGCTGTTGCACGATCAAGATGTGTATTTTGCCGTAAGTATGTTTGCACTCCGCTGATATAACGTTCAAAAGGTTCACGTAAAAATACTTCAACTGTACGCAACTCCCGCATTTCAAAGTAGTTGAGTGCTCGTGGATTGGCGGCAAGTAAACTACTGCTACCATTTTTAAAAATAGGATAGACATAGCGATCAGGTCCTACTTCAAGGATCTGACACTGGTCCGGAAAGAGTATGGGGTCTAGAAAAGTCAGCATGGGAAATGTGGGGGACCGTCTCCCCCACTGACACAAGCAATATTACTGTTTCTGACGGTTACGAATCATTGCCAAAATATCTTCAGCACGTTGGCTGGATGGTTTGGCTTCTGCAGCCGGAGTTGCTACTGGTGCAGTTGGAGCAGGTACATCATCTTCTTCTACTGGTTCTGCCACTACGGCTGGTGCCGGAGCACTTGTTGCGGCTGGAGCAGCGTTAGGAACATCTAAACCATATGGCTTGTAGTAAGCACCCCAACGATCTGGATCGTATGGTTGGCCGTCTACTGATGCTTCAAACATTTCTTTAAGAACCTTGAGTTCAACTTCGCTGGGTTTCTTAGGCAAGAAGTCTGACAAATTAAACAAGCCATGCTCATCAATGGCCGCTTGTTCTTCTGCTGTCAACGCTGACTCTTTGCGTGACCACTTTGAAGTTGAGTAGTCTGCATAGCCACCTTTGCTTGTTTTAACGATTTGGAAATCCAAACCACGTTGCAAGTCTGTTGGCAATTCTTCCATTTCTGGATCCATCAGTGCAGCTTTGATGATGTTAAAAATCTGTGGGCTAATTGTAAAGCGACGGATTGGGTTGGCTGGAACCTTGTCGTCACTCAGTGCGTTCTCACGCACAAAGCCTTGGAACACATAAGATTTTTTCTTCCAGTACTTACGACCCATTTCCTCTAGGCTAGGATCTTTAAACCAAGGACGTACCTCAGCTAAAATTGGGCAAGCTTCGCCATACATTTCCATACATGGAACTTGAACTACAACTGGTTTACTATCTGCTTGACCTTTTACGCCAGCAAATGATAAACGGATCATTGCACGTTCAGCCCAAAAGAAGCTGTTCTTGGTATTGCCGTCTGGTAGGAATCTAATGCGTGTTGTGGAACCTTCTGCAATGTTCCAGTGTGGATAGATAGCGTTGTCGCCACCTGATTGTTTGTTACCGCCTTTACCGCCTTCTGATGCTTGGAGCTTTGCTCTGATTTCTGCTAATGTTGTAGCCATGATAATTTCCTTTTATAAAATGTGCCATAATATTTTTACTGCTTTGCCATGTTGCACATACCACAGTATATGCTAATATATTTAGTCCTGTCAAATGTTTTTTAAGACTTTTTTACAGTTTGGATATATTTGTTGTAGAGCTCACAATTTTTGGATGCCAATTGATACAAGCTGTCCATTTGTTGTTGTCTACTAGAACTATTATACAATACTTGTAGGCTAGAAATCAACCTCTTTATTCGATCATATGGATGTTTGGCTAAATCATATGATTCATCTATTATGGAATCAAATGTTTGGAATCCCATATCTCGCAGTCTAGCCAAACTGCCTTCGCCGCCAACTAGCACAAACGGTTTCCCGGTTGCTAAACAATTGGCAGTCTTTTCGGTAAACCAAAAATCACTGATGCTGTCTGTTTCGCTTACAATTTCAATTTGATATTGGTTCCACACATTGTTATAGTTGCGACAAGCATCATACCAATCAATCATGCCCATAAAATGAGTACTGTTTAAATCTTGATCAAATGTTTTTTGTTTGAGCCAAGTCAATTCTTTATCATACTGACTACTAAAATGTTTTAATGAATCTTGGATAAACGAAACTTTAGGCTGAAATGTTATGTAAGTATCATTGGGAAAGGCTTGGTCTAATTCATAGGCCAAACGAAATCTATTTAAATTGTACCGACCAAGCAAGCTGCCTACAAACTTTGCGTTACTGATATCTCGATTAATATCTCTGGGCAAGTATTGATTAACACTGACAAAAATACCCAATGACAAACAATTGGTTTTAAAATTGCTGCTGGGCGAAGGATTATGTGTTTCTATTGTGATGTTGGTATATGGTATTTGAACTGTGTCGCACAAAAATTTTACATAGTGATCAAACCCACTAAAATCAAAATTTTCTCCGTCCCATAATCTAATTAGGATCTGTTGTCCTGCGTACTGTTTGCCTAAAATATCCAACAGTATGTCTTTTCTGGTTATGGAATAATCCTTGTGTACAAAAAATTGTCCAAGGATTACAATGTCTGTGTCTGTTATGGTAACTGCTTGTTCCATCATATCTGACTCAGCAAGTAGTTGGCCCAAAGCTCATGACCATACTCTGTGGGGTGACGACTGTCTTGTTTGTAAGTGTATTTACAAGAGTCTAAAATTTCAACTCTGGCCAATGCTTGGTCAATTACTGATAAAGTGTCTGGGTAAGTGTAATGATAGTTTAATTGTTCAATATGCTCACTGACTACTATATGCGTGTTATTTTGTATATGGGAATTGGTCATAACTTCTAGCCAATTACGATCACACATGTTTAATTTTGTTGGGCGGCCGTCGGTAAAGTTGTGTGCTACAACAAATTTTATACTGGGATATTTTTTTGCCAATTGTTCAATGTCATTATAAGTGCGATCCACCATTGCAATCAAATTGTTGTGTAATATGTTTAGGTCTGGTTTTAACCAATTTATTTCTTCGTGACGTCCTGATTCTGTTAAGGTAATAACACACACAGTATTTTTGCCATGTACATGCCTTGACAACAGTTGTGCCAACCAGTTGCACATCATATGATTACTAATACCTGGCAAGGCCAGATTGATCCAATCTGCTTTGAGTTCTTCTGCTATCAAACTACCGTACACATGAGACAGTCTATGTTCTGGATCATCGCGACCATCACGCACTTGTGTTTGTCCCAGGCTATCGCCATAGGTCCAACTGTCACCCACAGTTATAAGTAGTTGTTCGCTGTTGACACAACGATAATGATACGGATTATTGACTTGAGACCATTTGGGAATATCAACTATAGTGTTAAACATAGTTGGTTAAATCTAAGTCATACAATCTTTTCCACTGATTGTATGCATAGTTTCTAAAATGATTTTTATTGTATTGGCAACGACCAAAGTATTTTTGTTGATATTCATGAGCAGGATTACCAACTGCATTTATGGCAGCAATGGCCACTTGAGCATACTGCCACTGCCTACGTGGATCTCCGGTGCTTTCATCAATGGTGGCATAATTGAACACATCATCAAACACATCAAATCCTTGCTGTTTGAGATGTTCACGCAAGGGTGCCTGACCGTAGACAAAAAATGGTCGCATGCCAAGTATGGGTTTGAATGTTTTTTCACTGGCAAAAAAATTCTTAGGATAACGGTTATTAAATTCTGTTTCTGTAACTAGACACAACAAACTGTTCTGCCATATATTCATGTCACCTAGGCTAAAAATATCGTTGCGTATTTTATGACTGACCCAAGTTTCGTCGGCGCCAAGTTGTCCGTATTCGTCATGGATACCTTGGGCGCCATCAAATGTTTCATCTAGCACTATGGCACGATCTCCAGGCAAGCCCAAGCTCACAAATCCTTGTTCTTGCAAACCGGCTGCTAGCAATTCGTTCACAAGCGATACTCTGTGCGGATGTGGTTTACGATTCAAGCATATAAACTTACGTGCAGTATCCATAACAGGCACATGATATTCTTCGTAGTTTTGAAAATACAAATCGCATACCATGGCCCAAAAGTCCAGGCGATATTGATCAGCATTGCCCAAGATAAGATAAGGACGACCTGATTGCTCAATGGTTCTAAATATTCTTGGCACAGCAGGATCTACAAAATTATGACAGATAATAAAATCAGGGTTGGCTGCTTCAATTTTTTTGGCTATGTCGTTTTCGTGTAGCCAGGTAGGATTGATAAACATCACACGTTCACAGCCAAGCTGTTGTTGTGCTTTGTTTTCTAGTATGTTACGTATTAATTGTTCAACTCGGCCGGCTTTCCATGCATAGGGAAACCCGTTGGTATCTTTGATAATTTGCATTTTGGATAACTTGTTTAATAAGTTATTTACGAATTCCTGCTAGACTGCGAATAAAATCTAGGTCAGTGTTTTCCATGGTCATGTTGTTGACATTTGGATGATCAGGTTGTGATCCGTATTGATCTTGTGGATCAGATTGGCTTGGACTTACTGGCAATGTTTGAGATGTTTGTGCGTCATCTGCGTTGTTGCGACCAAATTCAATTTGATTTAACAATGCAGGCATGTTGTCGTTGATCCAGGTTTTGATCAAGGGTCTTGCATCAGCATCGGGCCCTTGACTATCTGCCAAATGATATATGGCATCGTGTAGATCATCATCACCAATCAGCAGTTCCAATGAAGCTACTGCATCAACTCCGTCTATGCCAACAGGCACACTGGACTGCAACAATGCTTTTAATGCCAAAACTTTATCTTTGTTATCGGGAGTGGCCCAAGTGCCTTCTGTGACTGTGTCGGCCCACTCTTCCAATTCAGCACCCAACTGTTCGGCTGATTCTGACTTGTATTTTTTGTAGGCTTTGAATACAATAGGAAGTGCTTCGGTAAAACGATCATCGTAGACCTTCTTAACAAAACGTTCACGCAGGGCATCTACATCCACGTCATCTTCAATGATGGTATTATCTGCTTGCCAATTTTCAAAATAACTACGATAGCCACGTGCTCCACGCATACGACGTAAAGTTCTTCTTTGTTGGTCATAGTGATGTACAGCACTACGAGTCATGTTGGCTGTTTCAGCATCTTCAAACTGACGATGTTTGGTACTACGAACAAAATGACGCATGTCGGCCATTTCTTTTACAATACTGTTGATGTGTTCGGCTATTTCATCGTGCATGGTGCCGCCAGCATTTAGGTGTTCGGCCATGGCGTAGGCACCATGCAAATTTGTATGATTTAATAAAAAGCGTTCGCCGCGTTCGGTTTCTAAAAAGATTTCTTGTATGCGTCTTGAGCGGGCACCATGTATGTCATCGTTTACTTTGTCTTTGTGACGAATTAAAATTTTAGTAGCGCCTTTGTCAGCAAAGCTGTTATACGGGCGACCCGGTGTGCCGTATAGTCTACTTTCTGTTACTGCAACATCCTTACTTGAGAATGTGTCATCGGCTTTGCTTTGTTGTTTAACGTCTTTGAGATCCAAGTTGCTCTTGTTGATGTCACGTGTATCAAATGTCAGCAAGTTACGCTTGGCAAACTTGCGTAGGCCACGTAAGAATGTGTACCATTCTTTGCGTTGTTCGCGATCCATCTCGCCTGAGATATTCTGTCCAAAATATACTTTTAGTGTGGTTTCATCAATAAGACTAATAGTCACTGTTCCAAATTCTGCACCATCTTCGCCGGTATAGGTAAAGTTAAAAAAACGAGCCTTAGAAGGGTCTGAGCTAGCCTTGGCTTTTTCGTCGCCCAGCGTTACATTGCTGAAGCGTGAGCGAATTTTGTCAAATAGTGCAGAGGAGATTGATTCAATTTCTTTCATAGTTATATTTATCAGATCATTATAAACGGCATAGGTTCAATAAATTCGCCGGAGTCTTTGATTTCTGCATCCAAATTGGCATCATAGTTTTGTAGTGTTTGCATCATGCGTAGAGCCAACAGCGTTGCCATAACCAAGTCATCGGTTTCGCCTATCTTGGCTGCAAAACTATTGCCGTGTGCAACAAAGGTTTTCAATTCTGAAATCAAGGCTTTACTGGCTATGATCATTCTGCGAGTTTCTATCAAACTTTTGAGTTTGCTACAGGCAGTTAATTTTGATTTGTTTGTGGTATTAAATCCCTTGCGAAATCTGCGTACATTGCCTGCCCGGGCCGATTCACTTAGGAATACCCCACGCATGTTTTCTTCTCCAATTTCTTCAATTACCACCAGTGCAGCTTCGCCTAAGGTATTATTTTCTACACTATAATAAACATTGTTTGGAGATCCAGTGGCATCAGATATGTACTGGCAAAGTTCTTGCAAGATACGCACTTGACGTTGTATAGGAGTTTTGTTGTCGCGCCATTCGGCTACCTGTTTGAGACCAGGCATTTCAAACACTTGCATGGCTGCTGGATCTCCTCCAGTGCCTAGGCTGGGATCAAGTGCCACAAAGTAAGTGTGATCTCGTTCAGGCTTTTTATACCAACGCACCTGTCCCTGGCGCTCAAACGGATCAATGCCCGACATCTCGGCCAAGTGTAAGGGATTGATTAGGGTTTCATCAAAGATAATAAATTCACATTCCATCTCACGACGGAAACGTTCTTCGCCCAGCTGTGCTCGCATGTTTGCAGCCCAGGCTTCATCTCGTTCAGGATGTTCTTCCCATTTGCTACGGAATGCTTTAAATCCGTTGACACCCACTTCTGTTTCATTGCCATTGATGTCTATGCACTTGTTGGCTCCTCGCCAAATTTGTGCAAATTGATCTTCGTCTGAGTTGGGTGTTGATGTGATAATACATTTACCACCAGTGGCCAGTGTAGGAGTAATGGAAGTCCAAAAGTCTGTGGCAATGGTAGGGCGAACGAAGGCAAACTCATCACAATATAACAATGATATACTCATACCTCGTCCGGTGTTTTCTGTTGTGGTTTGACTTACTATGCGACTACCGTTTTCAAAGTCCAAACTACCTTTGTTGTAACTGGTTACACCTGCTCTAATATGATCCGGACAGTTTTCATAAGCATAACGAACACGTTGCATGATCTCTTGGGCACCCAAGTACTTGTGAGCAGCCACTAGAATGGTTGTGTCTGGCACAAACATAGCATACCACAACAAGTATCCGGCGGCAGTGGTTGATTTGCCCGTTTGTCTTGGCATTAGGCTGATACTGAATCTATAATGATGATAAGAATTAATTAATCGTTCTTGATATTCAAAAGGATGATATTGTATGGCGCCGCGGGTGGGGTGCTGTATAAAGAAATAGTTCTTCATAAAGTAATCTGGGCCTGTTACAGGATCAGCACAGCGGGCTAACTCTAAGATCTGTTGCTCAGTATAAGACATCCGTTTGTACGGTGCCTTGATAATTGCAGTCTCTAACTCTTTACTCATATAAGTATATTTAATGTCAGATACATTGTTACTCAATCAAAATTACCAACCAATAAGTGTGCTACCCCTAAGTGTTATCAATTGGCAACACGCAATCAAACTCATGTATCTGGGTCGTGTTCATGTGCTGGAAACCTATCCCAATTGGATAGTACACAGCGAACGCTTGGCCCTGAATGTGCCCAGTGTTTGTGTGACCCGAGACTACTTTCACTACAAACAGGCAGTTAAATTTAGCAGATATAATCTTTACATGCGAGATCTATTCAAGTGCCAGTATTGTGACGATGTGTTTGACTACGAAGATTTAACCATTGATCATGTGACGCCTCGTAGCCTAGGTGGCAAAACTGTATGGGAAAACTGTGTTACCAGTTGCAAAACTTGTAATCATGCCAAGGGCAGTCATTTGTTGTTGCCCAAGACCAAACCGTATCGTCCTGATTACTACAGTCTTGTCAATCAGTGGAAGAAGATGCCGTTCACAGTCAAACAGACGTCGTGGAATCAATACTTGGGATTAGATAAGCAAGTGGCTTAGTTGTTGTTGGGGAAACTGCGTGGGCGATATTCAGGATGCTTGTCTAAATATTCTTCTACTTTGTCTCGCAAACTGCCTGTCATGTAAGGCAAACTAAAATTGATCAGGAACCATAGATCAGTTCCAGGCATCACATGATATTCTTTTAATAGGTCGTTGCGTTCTTTGGCTGTATAACTGATATTGCTACCCACAGGACTTTGTATGCCTGTTTCAGCGGCTTGTGGTACTGTGTTGTGTCCTGTGTACATGCCAGCACCAGCTTCTAATAGACCTGTGATACCTGCCAAACGTTTGATTTCTGCTAAGTCTGTAGTGTCCATAACCGCATCGGATTCTCCAGACTCACCGGGCAATACAAAATCTGCTTGTGTTATACGATACTGTTTCATTTTAGTTTACGGATAGGTCCACGTGCTGACACAGGGCTTTGATGATTGATACTGTCCAATTCAGTTGATTCTTTGCCAGTGTTGTTTCTACTGGTGTAACCCATGTTTTTAGCAGCTCCTTGGATTATCTCACGTTCAGCATCAGTGTATGCTACTGTGACCATTTCTGGTCCAATTGGTCCTTCTGTATCTGAGTCGCGATGTGGTTGTGCTGCCATGCTAAGACCAAATCTATAAGCAGAATATGGATTGTTGTAGGTTTCTGGCCAACTGGCTAGATCAGGAATTGCGTTCTCAGCAGATTTACGAAATTTACCTTCTTGAACAATTTCTGTGATTTTCATTTTGGTTTACGTATTGGTGGGCGGGACTTGACCGGGCTCTTGATGTTGATCAAGTCTGTTTCAAATGATCCGTCACCGGATTGTTGTTCGGGTGTTATACCCAGGTAATTCTGTGCGGCTCGTATTTTGTCATTGTCAGCATCGCTATAACCAATGGTGGTGAATCTTCCACCAATTGGACCATACGGTTTCAACGGAAGGTCGGGTGCACCGGCCAACGCAATGCCGTAACGGTAAGCACCGTAAGCATTGTTGTTGTTGTCCAGTTCGTCCCAGGTTTTTAAATTTGGGATAGAACGTTTGGCACTGGGACGCAATTTTTCGCGACCTGTTTTTACTTGACCTTCTTGGATAATCTCTGTAATCTTCATAGTATTATTTATCGAGTTTGGAGCAGTCGGGCAGGCTTCGAACCTTCTTCTCAGCGGGGTGCTGTGTTTTACCGGGTTAAACTACGACTGCGTTTTTAGTTGTTCAAATAAACTGGGTTGATTGTTAATTTTACGTAAAAAATAGTTGGCTATAGCAGTATGCGACTCAGGGGTAAATTCTGTAAATTCTGTTTCTTTTGCGTTTTCTGTTGCAGGTGATCTTACCGTTTGATAACTTATGTTTGAATTCTTATCGTATCTATTTACTATAAGTTCGTGGTACTGTGCCCCAAACGATTGTGTTGCTTGCATTAACATGATATGATTTTTTTGATAATTGTAATTATTGCTTACCCAATCAATATGATCATACCAGTCAACATAAGGAACGTGTGTACTTGCTGTATGGGTACCCGATGTAAACTTTTTACTTACAAATTCTCTGTTGGACAAACTTGGCCAAAGCGTACACACATGCTTTACTGCTGTGGTTAGTGCCAACATGGTTTGTATTCCAACTCTGGTCATGGCGTCACCACTAGCACTTGCTATTCCCAAATTTACTACATAATAGTTGTCAATATTTTTGATTATTTTAGAAGAATACATATCGTGATAACGAACACCTCTACCCATAGTATCACTGTCGCCTAAGAGTAATATTACGTTTTGATTTTTTAAAAATTCTACATTGTAATCAAAACTTGAGCGGTATCCTAAATTATTAAATTTATAAGGAATGCCTTCTTCTAGTGTCACTACAGAATTGGCCATGTGTTCATTGCACAACTGAATACCCGGTCTGGTAATAATGTTCCAGGCATGTGGAATAGTAGCTTTCCAATGCAGGTTTGGCAAAGAATCTTTGCCAAGATAATATTCAATTTGTTGCTCAAGAGATAATTGGGATTTGTCCATTGGACAGTTAGTATAAACTACTTTTTAGAAATTTACAACCTACCAGGCCCTGCAGGACCAATAACGTGCTTTGGTACGTGGACCAGGATTGGCACAGTTATGACGAGCACGGAAGCTCTTGCGACGTTTTGGATTAGACTTTTTGATTTTCATGGTTTTGTCACCAAAGTTTACTTTGACAACTTTACCAGTTTTGGGATTCTTTACGTACACCTTGGATTTTTTAACATCGCCCTTCATGGGACGACCCAAGGGAACTTCACGGCCTTGATATTTGGCTTCAGGTACGTCATCTTCTTCTACTGCTTCTTCTTCTGAGTGAAGATTGATATGATCGTAGTGACTGCTGTGATCTCTTGAGTAGGTTTCTAATAAAGAAACTATAGAATCTGTGCCAGCAATCACAATACCATCTTCCACAATAGCAATAACTTCTGATTCAATCACTTCTGTTGGACTTAATTCAAGGTCAAACAAATCGCCCACAATTGGATTGTTGTGGGCGTGTTCTGCGTCAGAGACATAGTCTTTGAAGCTTTTCATTAGTTGACTTTCTTAATACTCTCGTATTCAGCAGCTAATTGAGCTTCCAATGAAAGTGTTGCTTCGCTTACACGGTTACCTTTGTTGGTAAAAGGGTTTGCGGCCTTGTTGGCAGTGGCAGGATCTTGACTCTTTTCACGATTCATGTCGTCGCCTTGTGTGGTGATTGTTTTGATACTGGCATACTTGGGACGAGGCTTGTTGACTGATTCAGGAGCATCGGCAACATCAACCTTGGCTTCTTCAAGGTCTTCTTCATTTACTTCATCTGTGTCAAACTCTTGACCAAATGCATTAAATTTATCTTTGCCTGCACGTTCAGCTTCTGCATCTTGTTGTTTGATATAATCGCCACGGTCAACTTCATTTACTTCGTCTGT